ATGATTAGCGTGGGCTTCTTCAACAACAAGGGCGGGGTGGGGAAAACGACGCTACTTTGCAATCTAGCAGCCTCTCTCGCGTTGCATCAAGGTCAGCGAGTTTTGGTGCTTGATGCAGATCCTCAATGCAATGCCTCTGCCTATCTGCTTCCGCAGAACGAACTAGATTCAATTCTTCTTAGTGGGAAGCACAACAGTATTGATGCGTTTTATGAGCCGGTGCGGCGCGGTCAGGGCTATCCGAAGGAGATTCCGACTATTTTTCAAAGTCCTCGATTCGGGGTCGATGTAATCGTTGGTGATCCGAAGCTCTCAATTCGAGAAGACCTTCTTGCAACCGATTGGGCCGCTACGAGAAACGGCGATCCGCGCGGATTTCAGACAACTTACGCCATCAAAGAACTAATCAGCCGACTCGATCACTACGATCTGATTTTGGTTGATATGGGACCTTCCCTGGGGGCGCTGAATAGATCTGCATTGCTTGCTGTCGACTATTTTCTCATGCCACTTTCCGTGGATATTTTTAGTCTCATGGCGGTTTCAAATATTCTCGGCTCCTTTAATAATTGGAAGACTGCACTGGAAGGCGCTATCGCTCGTCATAAGGAAGAAGAGGGATACTCCTTTCAAATCCAAGGTGTTGAGGTTGGATGGGGTTTGAAATTCGCTGGCTATGTGATGCAGCAATACACGGCCAAGAAAAAAGAAGGCGCACGCCAGGCAGTAGAAGCCTTTGAAACAATCATCCAGCAGCAAAACGAAGAAATGGGTTCGTTATGCAATTTTTTTGCAGTCAAGCCTCACGAGGTGGAGCTTGGAGAGGTTCCTACGCTTAGCAGCGTTGTGCCACTGTCCCAACAAGCGCATGCTCCAATTTTTGACCTAGGAGCAAAGGATGGTATCGTCGGGTCCGGATATAACCGCGTTGCAGAGGCCGGACAGTTTTATCATCAGATTGCTGAGAATTTTTATAATAGGCTTGGCGCATGATTGACTGGGACCAAGAAATCGTCCAGTCAATCGGGCGAAGGCGGAGTGTCATTGTGGTCGGATCTGGCGTTTCGAGGAATTCAGTCAACAGAGACGGTAAACGCCCGCCGACGTGGGAGGGCTTTCTCCGCGATGCTTCGAACTCCTTGGGTAAACCGCCGTTGATCGAAAGGCTGATTGATCAACGCGATTTTCTAACTGCTTGCGAGGTCGTGAAGCGTCAGATGACCGCTGATGAGTTCATTTCGCTAGTCCAGCGAGAGTACCAACAAGCCGGATATCAAAAGGCATTGATTCACGAGCATATTTACAATTTGGATTCGGCGATCGTTGTTTCGCCTAATTTCGACAATATTTATGAAACGTACGCGGCCGGGATATCGAGCGGAACATTGGTGGTGAAAGATCATACTAGTTCGGACATCGTCAGTTATCTGGGCGGTGGAGAAGTTCGATTGCTTCTAAAGACCCATGGCTCGGCGAATAATCCTGCCCAATTGATTTTTACGCGTAAGGATTATGCGGCAGCCAGAACTAAGCATGTACTTTTCTATGAAATTCTTAAGTCGTTGGTGTTGACGCATACATTTCTTTTTCTCGGGTGCGGGATTGACGATCCAGACATTCGTGCGCTCTTCGAAGACGTTCAGTTTGCCCATGAGAGAATGCCTAGACACTATATGACTATGCCGTGGGGAGAAGTGGATCAAGACATATTGAGTATTGCGTCTGAGGCCATGAAGGTGAAGTTCCTACAATATTCGCCAGATAATGGGCATGAAGAATTAACAAGCTCACTCGGCGAGCTTGTGAAAGTTGTGGATGCTTTCAGAGATCTTCGGGCTGAAGATCGAAAGTGGTAGGACAGTCACAATTAGATTGATTGCTGTGGCCTAAGCTGCGCTAGCTCCTTGCGGGCCGCTTGCTGCCGTTTTTCAAGATATTCGGCAAGGTCTTGGATTCCGACTCCCTTAAGGGATTTTTGACTACTTGGGTCGGTGCGCACCAAAGGCAGCATGATTTCTCCAGTTGAACATTTGGCGGCCAATTTTTTGACGTCCAGATGATTGAAGAAATCTCGCTGCACCCATTCCAATGGAATAATTGGCCGAGCGTCGTACTGAGCGATGAGCAAAAATAGCATCTTCATACAAGATTGCTTTCAAACAACTTCCTTTTCATGTGGCCTCATTCAGTCTCGTACAGGTCATGTTGGCTGCAATCCTCAGCGGTCGTCGCTCTGCAATGGGGGTCCGGCGTCGAATTGCAAGATCAGCATGATTTGTGCTCCAGGCTGAAGCTCAGGCGCTCGCGGGGGAGGCCGAGTTCGCGTGCGATGAAGAGTGACAGCACTTCGATTTGCAAATGGCGCACGTCTAGGGCGTTGTTTATGACCGCTTCGGCATTGAAGCGACTCCCATCCGTGGCGCTGATGTGCGCGCCTTCTGCGCCGCCGGTGTGTCCTGGGCGGATGACTTGCCAAAGTAAGGCGCCCGCCATGCGCAGCGTGTGGGCCTCATTGTCGAAGCGCACGTCGGTGACGACGAAGCGCGTTTCGCCTTCCCGGCGGTAGTAGGTGAGCCGCTTCATGAGCTGCTCGGTCCAGTAGCGCGGCGACTGCGCGCGTCGGTACTCTGTGCCCCACCACTGCATGATCTGGCGCGGACTGCGCGGCTCGTCGAGCCATGCGTCGCTGAGCGGCGTGCGATGGTCGGGTGCCGCCGCGGACAGCGACAACACCACGGCCGCGAGAAAGTCACGCGGGGCTAGGCGCATGCGAAGCGCAACGGTCGGAACGTTCTTCAGGTTCGGATTGGTGAGATCGTCGAGCGAGAGATCGAAGGCGTGGGAGATCTCGCCGCGCAGTGCGTCCGCGAACGCGAGTTTGCGAAAGCGGCCATGCGCGACGAGAAGGTCGGCCACGGTGTCCTTGCCGACGCCGGCATGGCCGGTGAGAGCGATGAGATGGTGAAGTGCGGGGCGCTTCACCGGGGGCGCAATGAGGGTCATGGGTGCGGTCGTAGAGAGATGGCTAAGCGGCTTGAGCGACCGCGGGGGTGCGTGCGGGCAGCAGCTCGCAGGAAGTAATGGCGGCGTGCGTTTCCGGCGACATGGCGCCGGGCATCGCGCGTGGATTGGCAAGCACCAGGCGCAGCGCATCGCCGGCCTTCAGGTCGCGGTGCAGGGAGCGCCACGCGGCGGCTGCGGGGCCGATCCATCGCACGACATAGACCTCGACGGCGCGCGGCCCTTGGTTGTCGATGAGGCGCATCTTCAGCACGAACTCGCCCGCATCGGACTTGTGCTCGCTGACGGCGGGGCGCCCTGGGCGGTCCTTGCCGACGAAGAAAACGCCGGTCGTTGTCGTCGTCATGGCCGCGCACCTCGCTGCTCGGCGCGGATGCGCTTGAAGGTCTTGCGAATGTCGGTGGCGACGCTCGGCGTGTACTGAAAGCGGCCGTCGATGAGGCCGCCGATGGGGCCGGTTCGTTGCGGCTGCTTGGGGCGACGCGGGCGAGGGGAAACGATCACGATCATGGTGTGCTCCAGCCGTAGACGCACATCGCGGCAAGCACGATGGGCAGGACGATGAAGACCGCCAACGCGGCGGCGGTCGCGAGGAAGCCCGGGACGGGCTTGACGGGCGATGTCCTCATGAGGCCAGCGCCGGTTTCTTGGAACGAGGTCGAGCGCATGGCCGGCCTTTCAGAACGGGCAGCGCAGGGCAGGGCGCCCGCGCGTGGTCAGGACGATTTCGAGCGCGATGTCGGTCACCTCTTCGTCAGAGGCGCCGTAGCGGCTCGCGAGCAGCGCAGCGCTCATGGCGTTGCGCTCGCAGAACGGCGAACCTGGGCGGTGCTCGTAGTGGTATCCGCCGCATCGGCACAGGCGATGGCCGGTCGCGCGAAGGTGCTGCGTGAACAGCCCATGATCGCGGCGGCGCGTGCGGCACTCGGGGCAGCGGAAGATGAACGTCACGCCGTCCGCCCCAGTGGGTCCGCGGCGGCAAGTCGCGCAGCGTGCAGGGCACGTTGATACTCGTTTTCGCTTGGACGCACCGATTCATCCGGCAGGTCCATGCGTCTCAGCACGCCAAGCAAGAGCGTGAGTGCGGCGCGGAGTACGGCAGCATCTAGACTTGCGCGAGTACACCGTTCATCCTCTTTTTCAGGGACTTCCGATGACAGAGAAAACTCGAATCGACGAAACGCGCTTTGCGCAGGCCGTCCAATTGGTGGCTGCGACGCTGACTCGCGACCCGATGCGCATGGAGGACTCGGATACCCTGCCGGATGTTGATGTGCTACGGGTGGCTTTGAAGCAAGCGTATTTCTCGCTTCTCGATGCTCGGTCCGAAATTGAGTCTCAACTCGAAAAATGGGGCGACGACGATTGAGGCATCCGCCCGTGTCCATCTGACGCGCAAGCCACGCACTTGCAGGCGGAATGAACATTCCGTTTTGCGCAGTCCAAGTGGCGCATTGAAGAGCGTGGGAGAGGGCTGTATCCAATGCCGCAGCGTCGGCATCGTCAATCTTCATGCGCGACCAAGCGGCACGCGCCTTGAGTTTGCCGTCCTGGCGCGGATAACTGAGCCAGAAGCGCTCGAACAGTTCGTCAGCGTGAGATTGCGAGGCGGTCTGCTCGTCGATCATGCGGCACCTCGCGCCGAGAGGGTGAGGGCATCGATCTCGCCGTTCAGCGCGCGAGCGCGCTCGTCGAATTCAAACGCCAAGGGATGTACAGGCGCTTCCTCGATGTAGGCCTCGACGGTCGCATCGGCGATGCCGGGCAGGCTGATGCTGCCGAGCTTCAGTGCCTTGTTTGCGAGCGGCACGCCCATGGCTTGCCAGTTCGCAACACCTGCGGCGCTGCACCGGTAGAACGCCTGGCGGCGACGGCCAATCGTGCGAATCCAGATGTCCACGCGCGCCGAGCTGGTGGCCGCGTGGCGCGATGTCACGCGGCTGTCGGTGGCGTGGTTGATTTGAGCGCGGGCCACTGCATCAGCCCTCGATGCGCTCGACTTCAGAGATCGGGCACCCGGTGACGTGTTGTGCGCTTATGAGGGCGGCTTCGGCATTCGCGGCCTTCAATTGGACGAAGGGGCGTGCGCCGGTGTCTGAGGGGGCGAGGTGGCCGAGGCCATCGCGGGGAACGAAGAAGCAGCGGTAGCTGCGCGTCGCGGGGAGTTTCGCCATCGTCATCTCCAAGGTGGCTGCGGGATGCAGCACTTGGACGGAAGTCTAGAATAACTAGACTTATCGAGTCAAGCAAAACTAGCTAACTGGCGAGTATTTCTTGACGTGGCGGGTTTGGCGAGAAAAAAGCCGCCTGATGGCGGCTCAAAAAATGGTGCTGAGTTGTCGCTGCTACCAGAGGGAGGTGATCTTTCGCCGTGGCACCGGATGCGCGATGTAGTAGACCCAGTCCACATCCTCAAACCGATAGTGAAGCACCACCGAGGTGTTGTAGCTGCCAAACCGGTAAGCGCCGCGCTGCGAAAGCAGGCGCTTAATCATCGTGACGCCGGAGGTCAGCCGCACCAGCACATCGTCTTCCAGTTCAGGCACCGTCCCTGGTTCCACCAGCGCGAAATCGCCAGGGGTGTACTTTGGAACCATGCTTTCTTCGGAAACCTCCACGAGGAAGGCGTGAGGGTCTGTACTCGCCACGAGCCCGTATTGATCCGTTGCCCCCACTGGATGGTCTCCATCGCTCCAAATTCGCTCTGAAAAACCGCCGGCGCCTTTGCCCACAACCCATATGCGATGCGGCTTTGTTGGGTCAACGAGGATTGCTCCATCAGGCATTTGGGGGGCGAGCTCGTTCGGCGGCGGCGGCGTGCCGGCGCTCTCCCGGCCGAACGGATGGGGGTATCCGGTGACCTCTGCGATCTTCTGGATCTGCACAAAGCTGGGAGCGGTTTTCCCGTTCTCCCAAAACCCTGCCGTTGCCTTGCTTCGACCCATGGCGTCGCCAAGCTGCTCAAGCGTCCAGCCTTTGTGTTTTCGGGCAGCGCGCACCCAGTCTTTCAACTCCATTTCTTGATCGTAAAGAAAAACTTGACCCCTTGAGGCAAGTAATACTTGAACCGATTGTCTAGAAATACTAGACTCTGCGGAAACTGCCACAGGATCAAGCATGGAACACCCCGTCGACAGAGCTGCAAAAGTTGTTGGCTCCAAAACCGCACTCGCGAATGCGCTCGGCGTTACCAAGGCTGCCGTTGGTCAGTGGAAAGACGAAGGGCGGCGCGTACCCGCTGAGCATTGCCCGTCCATTGAGCGCTTGACCTCTGGTGCTGTGCGCTGCGAAGAGCTTCGGCCTGACGTCGCATGGGATGTGTTGCGCGCACAGGCCGTTGCGCAAGGCGAGGGCGCGCATGTGGTCGAGGAGGGTGCACATGAATAGAGTGCGCGGCTTTCGTGATGCTCCGCGCCGCTCCCTGCACTCGGCGCTGATGTCGTCCGTTGTGGCCGACGAGTTCGAACGCTTTTTCGGAAGTGCCGAACGGGAGCCCGAGCTAACTCTGACTGCGCGCGAGCCAGTCGGCCTGTTCTCGAATGGACGAGAGCAACCGATAGCGCATCTCCTGCATGACGCCGGCGGCGCCCCCTTGCTCACTGGCATGGCGTCGAACACTGAAGTAGATCGCGGCCCGAGATGCCAAGCGATTCGCCTTCTCCCGGATGTAGGAGTCGGTGCCCAAATATCCGCACAGAAAGGTGATCCGGTTGAGACGAGCCGAATCTGCAACCGGTGCGGCCCCGTCGAGCAACCGTTCAATTTCATCGCACGTCGAAAGGATCTCGGGCCATGAATTCGTTGCCATGCGCTATGCCGCCTCTGTCGGTAAGGGTTGAAAAAGTCGTGCTTGTCCAATGTCAGCGCGGCGAGGGGGAGTTTCGGCGCGACGTGCTGCAGATTTTCCACCTGAACGGTGATCTGCTTGCCGAGCACGACCGCATCCATGAAGACCCGGAATTCGCCTCCCATCACTTGCGCAAATCGCTTGATATTGGGAGGCAGCTTGGATAACGCCCGAGTCAGCATTTGCCAGCGGAGGCCTGGTGACGCCGCGAGCGGTGCAGCCGCTTTCGCGCTGCTGGTTTCAATCGACGAGGATGGCAACGTAGAGGTCAGGTCGCCAAAGCGGAGCCGAATGCTCCGGCTGACAGCTGACGAAGTGCGGGCTATCCAAGCAGCGCTAGCGCATCGCGATCTCCAATCCAGAGCTGGTAGTGCACGTTCTTCTGGTCCTTCTTCGTCCACTTGCGGCCTCGATACGCGAGCATCGCAATCCTCGCGGCCTGAGCGTCCGTCAAGGGGAAGTACGTGATGACGCCAATGCGAATCTCTCCAATAGCGAAGATCTTCGGATGGGTGATGCGGGGAAGTGATGTCATGAGTCCTGCCTCCGGCAGTCATTCTGCCCGGCCTCCACAACCGTTCCCACCAGTGCCTATCTGTAGAAGTCCTGTGGATCGCGCGAGGGCGATTCGCTATCGCGAGCACGATTGCACCAGTTCGAAGGAAGGCGCCAGGACGCGCGAGCACAGCAGCTCCATCGCAGCTTGCTGCCGCTGCGTCTGGAGCCCATGGGCGCGCGCGCTCGCGCCCACGATTTCCAGCCACGCCGAGATGTTCTCGCGGCTCAAATCCGGTTCCACCTCGAGCAGGACTACGAGCTGCTCAAGGAACTTTTCGATTGCATCAATACGCTCGCCGAGCGTGGGGGCGGCCGGCGCCGCTGCTGCGTGGCAAGCGTGAGTCTCTGAGGTTTGCATGAGAACGAATATCTCAATTGATGAGGCGCACGGCTATGGCGCCGACGAGCCCGTGCCCAACAAGCTGCACGGCCACGATGCGGCAGTTGCCGCCTACGACACCGCGCACGGCTACGAGGGTGGCATCGTGGCCCTTGCCAAACGCATGGGCCACAACCCCAACACGTTGACGCACAAGGTCAACCTGCAGAACACGACCCATCACCTCACGCTGCGCGACGCCATCGAGATGCAGTGGCAGAGCCGGGACTACCGCATCCTGCACGCCATGGCCGATGAGCTGGGGCACGTCTGCATCCGCTCGACGCCCGCGCATTCCGAGGGCGACCCGCTCGACACCCTGATGCGCTTGCAGATGGAGTTCGCCGACTACGTGCAGGCCCTCGGCGAAGCGCTCACGCGCCGCGCGGGAGGCGTGTCGCGCAACCAGATGCGCAAGGCGGAGCACCACGCGGCCGAGACGGTCGCCAGCGTGGGGCATGCGCTGGCGATGCTGCGCGGCCTGATGCGGGAGGAACCGAAGGCGTGAACGAAGCGATTCGACCAGGCCGGGGAGGGCGCGCAACGCCATGAGCATCAAAGTCATGTCGATGGTCTTTGACCGCTATCCCTCGGGCGGCATGGAGCGGCTGCTCGCGCTCGCGATGGCCGACCACGCCAGCGATGACGGCCGGCGCATCTGGCCCTCGGTAGATGAGCTGGCCCGCAAGACCATGCAGAGCCGCAGCAGCGTCCAGCGCCAGATCCGCCGGATGGTGGCCACCGGGTGGCTGATTCAGGTCAAGACGGCCACCGGCCGGCCGGGCGTGACCAACGAATACCGCATCTGTCCCGAGTGGATCGAAGGCGGCGAAGTGCCGCCGCCAGAGAGGGGTGTCAATTTGACACCCCTCGACGATGCGCCGCCAGCCGAAGTTATCCACACGGGTGTCAATCTGACACCCGTCTCGGAGCCCGAGAGGGGTGTCACCACGGACGAGAGGGGTGTCACCAGAGACGAGAGGGGTGTCACAGCTATGACACCCGAATCTTCAGAACCATCAATGAACCAATCCCCCCTACCCCCCAGCGGGGGGGCGACGGGGTTTGATGAGCTTTGGGCGATCTATCCGAACCACGACAACCGGCTGAAGGCGGAACGTCGATACCGGCGGATGGCGCCGAGCGCCGCGCTGCAGCAGACGATGCGCGCGGCCATTGAGGCCCAAAGGCTTAGCAGGAGATGGACGAAGGACGAAGGCGAGTTTGTGCTTGAGTTCGCAACCTGGCTTCGCAATGAACGCTGGCGAGACGAACCTCGTGCGCCTCTGGTTGCCCCTGCGGCTGGTGCCTGGCACGAGACGCGCAGCGGCATCGACGCGAAGGCGCGTGCCTTGGGCCTCGCGCCATGGGACGAAGCGGCCTTCTCGGTGGGCAGGGGTGAAACCTATCTCGCCTTCACCGCCAGGGTGATGCGTGCGGCCGAAGAGGCAGGGGAGGCGGTATGCGCGTGACGGTGGGCTTCGATGGTGCCGGCCTCGCGAGCGTGCAGGCGCAGCTCGCCAAGCTGTCAGGTCAGCAGGCCAAGCAAGCCTATGCCGATGGCTTGAGCGATGGCGGCTTCCGCGCGCGGCGCGAGTGGCAGCGTGAGATGCGCGAACAGTTCGACCGCCCCACGCCCTACATCCTCAAGAGCGTGTACGTACGCAAGGCCACGCCCGAGCGGCTGGCCGTCGAGATTGAGCCGACCTACTTCGGCGGCAAGGGTGTGGACCCGCAGAAGATCCTCCAGGCGCAAGAGTTCGGTGGCGCACGCCGAGACAAGCGCAGCGAGGCTGCGCTGCGCCGCATCGGCATCCTGCCTGCCGGCTATCAGACGGCCATTCCCGACACCCCATTCCCCGGCAGCGATGACGGGCGCGGCAATGTGCGCGGCGGCTTCCTCGTGCGCCTGCTGTCCTACTTCCAAGCGATGGGCGAGCAGGGCTACAAGGCCAACATGACGGACAAGCGCAAGGCCCGTCTGCACAAGGGGAACAAGGACCGGGAGGGCGTGCGCTTCTTCGTGGCCTATGGCCATCTGCGCGGCGGCCCGACATCGCACCTCGCGCCCGGCATCTGGGCGGCGACAGGACAAGACGGGTTCATCGTGCGGCCGGTACTGATGTTCGTGCATGGCGGCACCTACGAATCACGCATCAGCCGCGAGCGCGTGGCCGAGCGTGCGGACCTTCAGCCGTTCATCGAGCGGCGCATCCGCTATCACGTTCGAAAGCTGGTGGGCGAATGAGAAAGAGGCAAGGCTTGTCCGCCGCGCCGGGCGTCAGCGAGAAAAGGAGCGGGTCCCTCCTGAGAGCACTGGATACGGGTAATTCGAACCGCGTGCTCGGACTGTTCAGCGCACTTCCTAAGGGGGTTAAGTGAAGGTCATCGAAGCACTCAATGTGCAGGTCACGCAGGCCGAGTTCGCGGAAATCATCGGCGTCAGCGAAGCGAAGGTCAGCCAGCTTGTCGGCGAGGGTGTCATTGCGCGCGGCGAGACGGCGCGCACATGGCTGCATGCCTACTGCCAGCGTCTGCGCGAAGTGGCAGCCGGCCGCATGTCGGCCGAGATGGGCGGACTTGACCTGGTGCAGGAGCGCGCCGCGCTCGCGCGCAGCCAGCGCGAGGCACAGGAAATCAAGAACGCCACCGCGCGCGGGGAGTACGCGCCGGTCGAACTGCTGGCCGATGTGCTCAGCACCGCATCCAGTGCTGTGGTGGATCGCTTCGAGCAGTTGGAGGGCGCCTTGCGTCGGACCTGTCCCGATCTGCCGGACGAAGCAAAGGCGACCGTGATGCAGATCGTCGCGTCGGCGCGCAACGAATGGATTCGCTCGACTGCCAAGCTGGTGGCCGAGCGGGTTGAGGATGCCTATGGCGAAGACGATGAAGAGGACGAAGAGGGCGATGAAGCCGCAGGGATGCTCGCAACCACGGGGGCATCCGTTTGAAGCCCGTTTCGCGTGAAACACTCGACGCCGCCATCGGCGCCGTGCGCATCGGCCTGAGCGGTCTTCGCGCGGAGGCCTTTCAGCGCCTGAGCGACTGGGCGGCCGAGCACTTCAAGCTCGCCGGAGAAAGCTCGCACCAAAAGGGCGGTTGGGTCGCATGGTCCTTTCAGGTCGGCATCCTCGACTTCATGAGCGACGACCGCATCGAGGAACTCGACGTGATGAAGTCCAAGCGCGTGGGCTACACGAAGATGATCACCGCCTTCGTCGCCTACAACATCGCGCACCGCCGCCGCAAACAAGCACTCTGGCAGCCCACCGACGACGACCGCGACAGCTACGTCAAGAGCGAGATCGATCCGATCCTCGACCCGGTAGATGGCGTGCCGGCAGTGCGCGCCGCGCGCAAGCAGGGCAGGGGTGTCGAAGACACCATCAAGCTCAAGAAATTCCGCGAGAGCGTTCTCCATCTGCTCGGCGGCAAAGCCAAGCGTGCCTACCGCCGCATCACGGTGGCCATCGCGATCCTCGACGAATGGTCTGCATTCGACCAGTTGATCGAGAAATCCGGCGACCCGGGCGGCCTGGCGAAGGGCCGGCTCGAAGGTGCACCCTACCCGAAGTTCGTCGGCGGCTCGACACCGGGCGTCAAGGGCCTTTGCCATGTCGAGCGCGCGGTCGACAACGCCGAAGGCTACGTGCGCTTCCACATCGACTGCCCGCACTGCGGCGTCGAGCATCCGCTCATGTGGGGCGGCAAGGACAAGCTCCATGGCTTCAAGTGGGAGCGGGGCCAGCCCGAGAGCGTTCGGCATGTCTGCCCCCATTGCCACAAATCCATCCGCCAGAACGACTACCTGCCGAGCGATCTGCCGCTGTCCGGCACGTGGGTATGCGGCAAGACCGGCAAGCGCTACGGCCCGGATCGCATCTGGCGCGACAGCGCCGGCATGCCGACTCGGCCACCGAAGTCATTGGGCCTGCACATCTGGGCGGCCTACAGCCCGCAGCGCACCTGGGAAAGCATCGTCAAGGAATTCGAGGAAGCGCTCGGACCGCTCGCCAGCGGCGATACCGGTCCCATGCAGCTCTTCGTCAATGAGACGCTTGGCGAGACCTGGGAGGTATCCGGCGAGCGCACCGACGAGCATGCGCTGCAGGCGCGCGCCGAGCCTTATGCGCTGCGCACGGTGCCCGTCGGCGGCCTTGTGCTCACGGCCGGCGTGGACGTGCAGCGCGACCGTTGGGAAATGGATGTGTGGGCCTGGGGCCGCGGCCTCGAATCGTGGATCGTTGACCACCATGTCATCCACGGCAACCCCGCCTCGGAAGACGATTGGCTACCGGTGACCGAGTACCTGAGCCGGCGCTACACGCAAGCGTGGCACGGTGCGAGCATGGGGCTGAGCGCCATCTCCATCGACTCCAGCGACCAGACGCAGGCCGTCTACAACTGGGTTCGCAAGAATCAGCATCACTTGCCGAAGCTGCGTGCCGTCAAGGGGCGTGGCGAGGAGAACATCCATGTCCTCGGCCCGAGCAGCCCGCAGGAGGTGCGCTTCAACGGCAAGAAGATCCCGAATGGCATCAAGCTGTGGAATGTAGGTGTAGACACGGCGAAGGACCTGCTGCTCGGCCAGCTTGCCATCGAAAAGGCTGGACCGGGCTTCGTGCATTTCAGCCAAGAGCTGCCGCGCGAGTGGTACGAGCAGCTCACGGCCGAGCAGCGCATTCTTGCCAAGGTGAACGGCAAGGAGGCCTATCGCTGGGTGAAGCGTCGGCCGCGCAATGAGGTGCTCGACAACCGCAACTATGCGCTGCATGCCGCCTTCGGACTCGGGTTGCACAACCATTCGGACAAGCGCTGGGGCGAACTCGAAGCCGCAGTGCAGCCGCCACGGGATCTCTTTTCCACTGCCAGCGCCCCGGCCAGCGTCAGCGTAGCCGGTCCTCTGATGGAAGCGAAGTCGTCGCATTCGACTCCGTTCGCGGTGCCCATGCCGACTGCGACCACCGCAGCAGATGCGGACATCTTTTCTCCCATTGCCTTGAACTAACCATGACGGCCCAAATCCCGAACGACGAACCGCTTGCCATCATTGAGGAGGAGGCGCGCGCGATGGCACGATGCTTTGGCATTGCCACGCCCAATGAGGCGGCAGCCTCATTGGTTGATCGGATCCTGCTGCGCCTGGGCGGTGCACATGTCTATTTACCGAAGCGCAGCGCCCGTGATCGCCAGCGCGTCCATCAGGAGATCGTTCGCCGGTTCAATGGCAGCAATCTTTTCGAACTGGCGCGCGAGTTCGAGATGACTCCGAGGCATCTGCGTCGGATTCTTGCGAGCGGACGATGATAGAGGGAGTCTTTGCTTCGACGAGGCCGCTCGCCGATGCGGAATTCGACGGAGAACGTGCTTTAGTCGAACTTGGATAGATAGCGCGAGAATACCCATCCTTGGATTTCGGCGCCCGCCTCATGGTCTGTCCAAACAACAAGAGCGAAGCCCCTTTCCTTCCTCAGCAACTTAACAGGCTTTCCGAATCTCAGGCGCCCAATCTCCGGCGAGCGCGCGCGCGGATTCTGTCGCACGATGACAACCGTCGTGGACACGAATCGGTAGTCCGCCAACAGCCCAGGGACGCCGATAGCCTCCTTGGCGACTTCCTTGATCTTCTTGTTGGCGGCCTGTGGGCTTTCGCCCAGCACCGTGGGGGCGTAGTAGCCCATGGCAGCTCCAATTGCACCGGCAGCTAGGTAGTCCAGCATCTTCCTGAAGATGAAGAGCAGCATGAGCTGCACGGCAGGTTGTGTCTGTGCCTGGATGGCGACTACGATGAAGTCCACCGAGCGCTGCAACGTGGGTTGTTCTGTAGCGGCTTTCGAGATGGTCTCGGCGGCCTCTCTCGCCACGTCGCGATCGGCCTCATCAGCATCAGCGAAAGACCTGAGGTCAATGTCGCGAAAGGACCCGAGCATGGCGTCCATCTGCTTCTTGGCAGCATCCATTGCAGCAAAAGAAGGATTTGCCTGTTCGATCTGCCTGACGTACTCCTGAATCGATAAGCCCTTCAAAGATTCGCGCTGCAACCTGTCCAGCAGGTCTTGCTGCTCCGCGATCGGCTTCAAGTATTTGTCGTATTCCCTAGCGGCGAATGCGAGGCTGGCCGACTTAGCCAGAATCGCAGCATCTGCGCCGAAGCTGGAGATTCTCGAGAAGTACTGGTCGTAAACTTTCTGAGCTTGAACGGCTGCAGATGAACTTTCGATAATGTCTTGCACGTACTTGGATAGCGAGTTCCGCTCTACCGTACGTCGCATCGCTTCCTGTGCTTCGGACTGCTTGAGCAGATCACGAATCTGATGCTCCGAAGAGTGACGCTCAACTAGCGCCTGCAACTCTCGAATATGACGGGATGGAAACCACTTCTCCGCGTCTTCCTGTAGCTGTTGAAGAGAAGTCTTTCGAGGTCGGTTCGGTTGCTCGCCAAGCTGCGCAATTTCCATGAATGGATTCCTTTTGGACAATGAGCATTCTGCAGCAGGGAGAGCCACGCGATGTTCCGTGTTCTGCCAGCAATGGTCCCACGCCCGGCGAGAACTCGTTTCCGTCGACGCGAGGCGAGCCGGCTACGCTTCTGGATTCGGGCGCGAAGGTCAATTTTGTGTACGCTCGTAGTCATCCTTGAACAGCCATAGAACCATGACCAAGTCGCCAAGCAATGCAAGCGGACATGATGCTCCAATCCAGACTGCTACCGATGATCTTTTGGACTCATTCGGAGTTGCACGTGCGATTCATCGCGTCATTTCCACGGCGCCACAGGATTGGTCTACAAGGATTGGGTTGTTCGGAGCTTGGGGAAGTGGAAAAACCAGTATTCTCAATCTGCTGAGAGTGCTCGAAGAAGAAGCGGGTTCGATGGTCCTGAGCTTTTCGGCATGGTCAGCGGCCGGAGAGAGCGATGTGATCGCGAAGTTCTATGGACTACTCGCTGCGAGGCTGAAGCAAGGGGGCACGCGTCTCCCGACCCTTCAGCGAGTTAAAGGAGTGGTGGACAAGGCTAGAAGATTCAAATTTCTGGCGCGGCTAGGCGGCACGGCCTTCGAGGAGTTTGCTCCAATGCCGCCGGCTGCGGCAAAAGCCGCCGTCAACGCACTCTCGGCGCTCGCAGCTAGTGCTTCGCCTTGGACGAGGATCGGATCGAAGGATCTAGAGACAATCGCTGCTCTTCTCGATGGCAGACGGGTCGTTGTATTCATTGATGATTTGGATCGTGCGGATCCACGGTTAGTGCCCAAAACCTTGCTCGCTATGCGTGAGCTGCTGGATTGGCCTGGCTTCTCGTTTGTTTTGGCTTTTGACAAGAGAGCGATCTCAAGCGCGCTTTATGAATACTCGAAGGCCTTTGGAGAAGATGCTCAAGGCTTTCTCGAAAAGGTTATCGATGTCCCATTTGATGTCCCAGATCCGAGCGCACTGCAAAGGAGAAGGCTAGCAGAAAGGGCATTTGCTGCATGCTGCGATTTGATGCCGATTGAGGTCGTGGAAGCACTGCAAGCGCTTCTTCCGAGTCAACCTAGGCGCATCAAGATGATTGCTCGTACGATGGGTTCTCTGCGTCCGGCGTTGATGCGGCATGTGATAGAGGAAATAGACTGGCTCGGTCTGTGTCTGTACCTAGTGATCAAGGAAGCGAACACTGCGGTGGCAAACTGGGTGGTAGAGAGTTCCACGCTCAGCGAGGTTAATTGGCTTCGCTGGTCAGGAGACGAAACGGAAAGGAAAAAGAACGAAGCCGACACCAGGGCGGCGATTCAGGATCTGCTTAAAAAGGCACCACTTCCCTCCGATGCCGAGAGGATTGTTGACGCTGCGTTTCGTTTGCTCGGGCACTGGGCGCACAGTTCTCCCGAGACTGTGTCCTATTGGGTGGCGCTGGTATACCGAGAGCCGGGGATTACGAACGCAGAATTCATTGCTCTGCAGAAGAAGTTCATTCGCAGTGGCGACACCGAAGAGCTGGGCGGAGCATTGAAAATAGGGGCTTCACGAGGACGATTGTCCGAAACGGAGGTCGCTTCAGAGTGCGTGACATATGCATTGGGGGACTATCAACAGCATCTCACGAGAATGGCCGAATCGACAGACGCTGTGAAATGGAAAACGGAGTTTGAAGGTGCGGACGAAGCGCTGCGATTTATCGAGTTTGTTTGGTCGTCGGGGGCTCCGAGTGCTCTCGGTTGGGTGGCGAACCACGGGGCGGCCGTCGCGGCGCTGATCGGCACTTTCGGACAGTGGGTCACATGGACGAGAAATCCTGGAGAAGGGGATCTCAGAGCGAGGGAGCTTGACGTCGTCCGTGCTGCAGTCGAGCAATGCAAGGAACCGGAGACCGTGTTCGATTCAATGGACCCGTACTTCAATCGATATCACGGCAGTGACTCTGCGCGAATTCGCGAATGGCGCGCTGCGATACGCGCTAGATTGGCGCCAATTGTGGGGATACGCTTGATCCAGAAGGTCCTGCAGAATGACGGCTTGGAAGCTGTCGCGTCTGGGGACGACAAACTCGGCGCGTGGCTTGTGGAGAGCCAAAAATCTCCGATTTACGTGGATGCTTCATTGGCTGCAGAGCTGACGAGAACCTTTCAATCAGTGGATTCCGCAGATGAAGGGGCGCGAGTAGCAATCTCAAGAAATGCGCATCTGTATCTCCGGCAGATCATGTTCCAAACCCGCTCCGCGAGTTGGGGAGGCGTGTCAGACGCCACCGCGATACACGCTGCGCATCCTGCGCTTATTCCGGCAGCTTGGTTGGCCGTGATTAGTGTTTCAGTGCCCTTTCGGATGATGTCGGCGCTCCGGCAGCTGCGTTCGGATTTGATCGCAATAGGGGTGCTAGCCAACGATTTGGTTGAGCCTGATTGGCTGGCAGAAAGAACGGCGTGAGGTCAAGTTACGTGCATGCACCTCAAAAAAAGTGGCTGAATCTCGAGTAGCCCAGAGCTCTCGCCAGAACTTAATCGGAATGATTCCCGAATGTCCGTCATAGCGCCATTGCCATTGCCAGTGCGTTGAGCGTTCGTCGGGGTGTGGGTCGTGCGGACGTGATTTTGTGAACTTGTCCAGCGGAAATGTCCGCGATGAACTGTTGTCATCGCATGCATGGGCATTTACCGCCACCTCTCAGCTGCTGAACTCCAAGCTACCCGCACGCGCCTCATGGCGTCGCTGCAGGACCGGCTGACCGCTCCCACCTCCGCCGCCCACAACGGGCGCTCCGTCCAGTACCAGCAGAACGTCGCCGAGATCCGCAAGGAAATCGCCGCCGTGAGCGAAGAGCTGGACCGCCGCTCGGGCGGTGGCTCGCGTGGCCCCATCTACATCGCCTGAGATGGCACGCCGCGCACGTCGATTCCATCCGGCTGCAGGCGCGAGCGCGCCGGTTCGCCCTGGCGCCGCAATGGCCGCGCACGACGCCGCCTCGGGCAGCGACCTGGCGATGCGCGACTGGAACCCGGTCGGCGGCAGCGCCGATGCGGATCTGTTGCCCGACCTCGACACGCTGACCGCGCGCTCCCGCGACCTCGGCCGCAACAACGGCCTGATGGCCGGCGGCATGCAGACGCTGCGCGACAACATCGTCGGCGCCGTGCTGCGCCTGAGTGCCGCGCCCGACTACCGGCTGCTCGGCTGGACGCGCGAGAAGGCCCGGGAGTGGGGCAACATCACCGAAGCCAAGTTCCGCTCGTGGGCCGAGACCACCGAGTGCGACGCGGCCCGCACGCAGAACCTGCTCGGCCTGACCCTTCAGGCGCTGGGCGGCGCGATGCTCAATGGCGATGCGCTGGGCTTGCCGCTGTGGCTGCCGCGGCCTGGCACGCGATGGAACACGCGCCTGATGATGGTGGAGTCCGACCGGCTCGCGACCCCCATCGGCATGGAGCACCGCGAGGACATCCGCAAGGGCATCGAGTTCGACAAGTGGGGCGCGCCGGTCGCGTACCACGTCCTCAAGCGCCACCCGGGCGATGCCTTCGCGTTCGGCTTCTACGGCATGACGCGCGAGGCGCAGCTCATGGAGTGGGACCGCATCCCCGCCTTCACGCCGTGGGGCCGTCGCCGCGTCATCCATCTGCACGACAAGGAGCGCACGGGTCAGTCGCGCGGCAAGCCCGTGGTGTCGGCTGTCATGCGCGAGTTCCACATGGCCGGCAAGTACGCGGCCAACGAGCTGCAGGCGAGCCTCGCCAATTCGCTCGTCGCGGCGTTCCTCGAATCCGACCTCGATCCGGCCTCCGCCGCCGAGCTGTTCGGCGAGAACCCGCGCGATGCGTGGAATGCGTCGGTCGCACAGACCCGCAACATCCGCCAGCTCAAGGGCGCCGCGGTCATCCCGCTGCCTGCCGGCGCGCGCCTGTCGAGCTTCACGCCGGGGCGGCCGAACCAGGCCTTCGAGGCTTTCATGCTCGCCTCGCTGCGGCACATCGCGGCGGGCATGAACCTGCCCTATGAGCTGCTGCTGAAGGATTTCAGCAAGACGAACTACAGCAGCGCGCGCGCCGCGCTGCTCGAAGCCTGGCGCTACTTCCACGGCCGCCGCCGCTGGCTGTCGGACTACTGGCTGCGCGCCATCTACGAGCTGTGGCTCGAAGAGGCGATCAACGCCGGCGAGATCGAGGCGCCGGGCTTCTATGAGAACCGCTACGCCTACGTGCGGGCGCGCTTCATCTTCGGCGGTCGGGGCTGGGTCGATCCAGTCAAGGAAGCGCAGGCCGCCGCGCTGCGCATCGAGACCGGCATCTCCACGCTGGAGAAGGAATGCGCCGAGCAGGGCGACGACTTCGAAGAAGTCATGGACCAGCGCGCCATCGAGATGCGCATGGCCGCCGAGCGCGGCCTGAACACCGCGCAGCCCATTGCCGTGGCGATGGCCGCGAGCGGGCAGGCGAACCGCACGGACGAAGACGACGCGACCGACAAGAGCGGCGGCAACGGCCAGACCGAGGAAACCACCGCATGAAGTACCCCCACATTGCTGCACGCATCTTCAACACGCCGCTGCTGATCCACCCTCAGAAGCTCGACGCGATCATTGCCGGCCTGAGCGACCGGCTGCTTGGCGCGAGGCCGCTGGCCGTGGCCGGCGCAGACGGCTCGCGCATGCTGGCGCCCGAGCTGTTCTCGACGCGGCGCGGCGAGCAGAGCGACCGCGGCTACCGCGTGGTCGATGGCGTCGCCGTGCTCGGCATCAACGGCGCGCTCCTGCACCGCAGCCGGCTCGACATGGCCGAGAGCACCTTTCTGGTGGGCTACAACGACCTGGCGGCCGACCTCGAAGATGCGATGGGCCATCCCGATGTGCACGCCGTGCTGCAGGTCTATGACAGCCCGGGTGGCGAGGCACAAGGCGCCTTCGAGTACGCGCAGCGGGTCTACGACCTGCGCGGACGCAAGCCCATGCAAGCCATTGCCGACGGCATGGCCCTCTCGGCGGCCTACCTCGGTGCGAGCGCGGCCGATGAAGTAGCCGTGACGGCCACCGGCTACGCCGGCTCTGTCGGTGTCGTCTCTCGCCACGTCGATTTCTCGCGCGCGCTCGACCAGGACGGCATCACCGTGACGCACATCTTTGCGGGCGCCCACAAGGTGGACGGCAACCCTTATGAGCCGCTGCCCGAGGACGTGCGCAGCGCCTGGCAGGCCGAGATCGATGGCCTGTACACGATGTTTGTCGATGCGGTGGCACGTCATCGCGGCATGGATGCCGCCGCCGTGCGCAGGACGCAGGCCGCCAGCTACTCGGGTGTCGCCGCCGTGGCCTCCGGCCTGGCCGATCGCATCGCCACCACCGACCAACTCATTTCCGAGCTGGCTGCCCAGCGCAGCCGGTCCTTTCCTGTCGGGCCGACCGCCCGATCCAACGCCAACGACAAAGGAGTTTCAATGTCTGGCACCACCACCAACGAGGCGGGCGGTCATCAAGCCGCAGCAGCCACCGCCGGCACCCCGCCGGCCACCCCGGGCGCGTTCACGCAGGCCCATGTCGATGCCGCACGCGCCGAGGGTCGCGACGAAGGCGCCAAGGCCGAGCGCACCCGCGTGAGCGGCATCTTCGCGCACGACGCCGCCGCCGGCCGCACGCAGCTCGCCATCCAGTGCGTCACGAGCGGGCTGACGGTCGAGCAGGCCGGCGCAGTCCTCGGCGCCGTCCCGGCCGCCACGCCCGCCAGCTCCGCCAACGCCTTCGCCACCGCGATGGCCACGCTGGGCAATCCCGACGTGTCCGGCGTCGAGGCCGCCACGGGTGCCGCCGCCGACGAGGCCGCGCTCGCGAGCCAGATCGTGTCGAGCTTCCGCGGCGCGCGCTGATCTCCCCAACACAGAACACAGGAGTTCTCGACATGGACTATCGCGCTGAATTCAAGAGCGAAGGCGTTTCGTCTTCGAAGGTGCTCGTGGCAGGCAATGCACACCTGCTCGTGGGCCGCAAGGTCACGCTGCTGGCGGGTCGCGCGTACGCGGCCGGCACGGTGCTGGGCGTCATCACCGCTTCGAAGAAGCACACCGTGAGCGAAGCCGCCGCGACCGATGGCAGTGAAGCGCCGGATCTGATCCTGGCCGAAACCGTCGATGCCACCGGCGGCGACCGTGAAGCCCTGGGCTACGCCCGCGGCGACTTCAACGTGAGCGCGCTCGTGATCGGCGCCGGCCACACGCTGGGCAGCCTCACCGAAAGCCTGCGCACCAAGGGCATCACCTTGCTGCCCGACATGGCCTGAGGCGGCCTCATCCCACCCATCCCACAGGAGAAACTTTCATGGACATCTTTTCCACCGGCGTGCTCGCGCGCGTCATCGCCGAGCTGCCGGCCCCGGCGCCGTTCATCCTCAACTCGTTCTTCCGCGACCTGCAGACAGAAACGAGCGAGGACATCCATTTCGATGTCGCCAACGGCCGCCGGCGCCTGGCGCCGTTCGTCGCGCCCATCGTGGCCGGCAAGGTCGTGCAGTCCAAGGGCTTCAAGACCGGCACCTTCAAGCCCGCCTATGTGAAGGACAAGCGCGTCTTCGACAGCTCGCGCCCGTTCAAGCGCGCCATCGGCGAGCGCATCGGCGGCGAACTGTCGCCGGCCCAGCGTCAGCAAGCCCTGCTGGCGGGTGACCTGCAGGACCAACTCGAGATGCTCTCGCGCCGTCAGGAGGTCATGGCGGTGGAGGCGCTGCGCACCGGCAAGGTCACGGTGGTGGGCGAGGAGTACCCGGCCGTGGTCGTGGACTTCGGCCGCCATGCCGATCTGACGAAGGCGCTCGCGGCCGGCGCGCGCTGGGGCGAGGCCGGCGTCGATCCGCTCGAAGATGTCAACGAGTGGTCGATGCTGGTCACCCAGCACTCGGGCGCTGCAGCCAACACGCTGGTGATGGACGTGAAGGCCTGGCAGCTCTTCAGCGCCGCGCCCTCGGTGCAGAAGCTGCTCGACCGCTTCCGCGGCAACGACAAGCTCAATGCCACGGTGGTGGGCGAGGGCGGTCGTTACATGGGCAACATCGGCGACTTCGACATCTGGGTATACGCCGGCTGGTACGAAGACCCCGAGACCGAAGCGCTGGTGCCCTACCTGCCCGACTACACGGTGCTCATCACCAGCCCGGACCTCGAAGGCGCCCGGGCCTACGGCGCGATCCGCGACGAGGAGGCCGGCTTCCAGGCGGTGCCGTACTTCTCGAAGTCGTGGGTCGAAAAGGACCCCGCCGTGCGCATCCTGCTGCTGCAGTCCGCGCCGCTGCCCGTGCCGTATCGCGTCAACGCGTCGTTCTCGGCCAAGGTGCGCTGAGCGAGGCGTGGCGATGGAAGCTCCCTTTGCCCGGATCGAGCGCATGGTGGACGCCGGCGTGCTCGGCCACCTGGCGAACGCCATCGCGACGGTGGCGGGCCGCGATGTGGCCGTCATCTTCGACGAGCCGGCCTCGCACCTGTTCGACGGCCAGGTGGATGCGCGCGCACCGGAATGCTCGGGCGCGGTGGCGGATCTGGGCGGCGTGGCGCGCGGCGACACCATCTCCGTTCGCGGGACCGCCTACGAGGTCATGCGCACGGATGCGGATGGCGCCGGCTTTGTCCGTCTGACGCTCGGGAGTCCCTGACTGTGCTGGCCCTCGAACCCGTCATCGTCGAACGGCTGCGCGAAGCGCTGGCAGCCGCGTGGACCGTCAAGGGCTACACGTCCGACAAGGGCGAGCGTCCCGGCCATGCGCTGGCCTCTGTCATGTTCGCGGCCGGCGCCGTGTCGGACGTGAAGGCGGGCGCGGTGGCGCTGCAGCCCGGCTGGCAGGTGCTGCTCAGCACCAAACAGGGGCCGGATGCGGCGCTGCTGCTCGATGCGGCCTTCGCCAGCGTCATCGCCTCGCTGCACAACTGGGAGCCCGGATCCGCCGGCGGCCGGCGCTGGGGCGCGCTGTCGCTCGTGCGCTTCGCGCCGCCGCAGTACCCGCTCGAAGGCTTCATCGGCATCGAACTTCTCTTCTCCACGACGGGCCGCTACTTCGGCCAAGAGTGAACCCAATCCACGGAGCCACCATGGCAAACATCTTCGAAAAGTCCCAATACATCATCCCGCGCGGTCGCGTCTTCTTCGACCTGCTCGACGCGGCTGACCAGCTCACGGGCGAGCGCCACCTCGGCAACTGCCCGACCGTCACGCTCAACATCGCCACCGAGAAGGCGCCGCACTACAGCGCCGAGTCTGGCCCGGGCGTGAAGGACGCGAACCGCGTCGTGCGCATCGACCGCACCGGCAAGATCACCTGCGACAACATGAGTGCGGACAACCGCGCGATGTTCATCTCCGGCGAGAAGTCCACGGTCACGCAGGTGACCGGAGCTGTCGCCGCCGAAGAGATCACCGTGATGCCCGGCCGCTTCTACCAGCTCGGCCGCACCGATGCCAACCCGGCCGGTGCGCGCAAGGTCACGGCCGTGGTGGTCACGCCCGAGGCGGGCGGCGAGCCTTACGAGCTGGGCACCGACTACACCGTCGATGCGGCCCTCGGGCGCCTGCAGATCCTTGCAGGTGGCGCCATCCCGGCCGGAAAGATCAAGGTCGCCTATTCGAAGCCGGCGACCACCTGGCTCAGCATCAAGTCCGGCGACAAGGCCGAGCTGCGCGGCGCGCTGCGCGTGCTGTCGAACGTCGCGGACGGTGAACAGAGCGACACCTATTGCCCGCTCGTAACGCTCGCGCCCACTGGCGACCTGTCGCTCATCACCAGCGACGACGGCTATGTGCAGATGGAGTTCGACATCGAGGTGCTGACGCCGCCGAACGGCGTCGCGATCTTTGTCGACGGCCGTCCAGTGGAGGCCTGACCCTCGCACTCTGCCGCCGCTCGCACTGAGCGGCGGCGACGCCTGGCGCTTCGTCTGAGGCGCCAACCGTCGCCGCACCGGCCCTCTCTCGCTTCACTCCCAAAGGATTTCCGTTGGCCTTCAAGCCGATTCAGATCGTGATCAACGCCAAGGACGACGCGTCCAAGGTGTTCGACAAGCTGCAAACGCGCCTTGCTGCGTTCGCGGCCGTGGTGCTCGGCTACTTCGGCATTCAGGCGTTCGCCGGCTGGGTAAAGGGCGGAGCGGACTTCGAGCAGGCGCTCAGCCGCGTGCAGGCCGCCACCGGCGCGACCGCCGCCGAGATGCGCGCGCTGCGCAAGGCGGCGCAGGAAGCTGCGGCCGATGCCCGCTATGGCTTCACCGAACTGGAGGCCGCCGGCGCGCTGGAGAACCTGGCGAAGGCCGGCCTCAGTGTTCGCGATGCCATTGCGACGCTGCCCTCGGCGATGCAGCTCGCGCGCGCCGGCGATGTGGAGCTGGCGACCTCGGCCGAGTACCTGACCAAGATCGTCAACGGGCTGGGCCTCTCGTTTGCGGATGCCGGGCGCGTCGCCGACGTGCTCGCGCTCGGCGCGAACGCCACGAACACCAGCGTGGCCGGACTGGCGCAGGCGCTCAGCTATGCCGCGCCGCTGGCGAACACCCTCGGGCTGAGCCTCGAATCCACGGTCGCTATCGTGGGCAAGTTCGCCGATGCCGGCATCGACGCGAGCCGCGCTGGTACGGCCCTGAATAGCATCTTTGCGCAGTTTTCCGACCCGGCGAGCAAGTTCCGCACGGAGCTGGCCGCCGCCGGCATCACGACGGGCAACTTCGAGAAGATGCTGCACGAGCTGGCCGCGGCCGGCCCGGCTGGGCAGCGGGCGATTGCGGCCGTGGGGCAGGAAGCCGGGCCGGCACTGCGCGCGCTGCTGAATCAGGGCATCGTCTCGCTCGACGTGCTGACCGAGAAGCTGCAGAACGCCAAGGGCAGCGCAGCCGAGACGGCCGCGGTCATGCAGTCGAATCTCAATGGGGCGCTCAACGCGCTGCGTACCGCCTGGGATTCGACGCTCAACGCGCTGACCACGCCCATCCTGCCGGTGCTGAAGGACGGTGTCGAGCAACTGTCCGGCGCGCTTCGCGCGGCCGTGGCCGATGGCACCGTGGGCAAGTTCGGCGCCGCGCTCGCGTCCGCGTTCCAGAACGGCATCAAGTGGGTGCAGGCCTTCGTCGCGAGCGTCGATGTGCCCGCCCTCTTGGCGAAGGCGCAGGCACTGGCCGACCGCGCGGGGGCGCTGCTCGACAGCTTCGGCCAGAAGGCACAGACCACCGGCAACATCGTGCAGACGGGCTGGGGCGTCATGGTGGCCGGCGCCAACGTGGTGCTGGCGGCCATCTACAAGCAAGCCGAGGCGATGGTCACCGTGGTCAGTGCCGTGCAGACCGGACTTGCCACCATCATTGCCGGCCTGGCGAAGATCACCTTCGGTGATCTGTCGGCGGCCTTCAAATCGGCGGCCGAAGAGGTGCGCCTTTCTGCAGAAGCCACCGGCGCGGTGGCCGATGCGTTCGGCGAGAAGGCCGGCGCCGCCTTCGACCGCGCGGCCGAGGGCGCTGAGCAAGCGCGCGCCGGATGGGCGGGCCTGACCGGCAGCGCGGAGGCGACGACGGCCGCCGCCACCGGCGGCGCCGCCGCCTTCACGAACATGGCCGCGGAAATGAAGGCCGCCGGCGACAGCGCGCAGGAAGCCGGCCAGAAGGCCGCCAGTGCGGCCGAAGCGCAGCGGGAGAAGGCAGAGGAAGCCCGGGCCGCGGTCGAGCGCCTGCGCGGCGAATACGACCAGGCCATCGCGACCGGCAATCTTGAACTCGCGGTGCAGAAGCTCGGCGAGCTGAAGAAGGCGAACCTCGCCGCGGCCGACGCGGCGGGCGCCAACAAAAAGGCCCAAGCGGAAGCGGCGGCAGAAATCGCAGCAGCCTTCCAACGCGCGGGCGTGGAAACCAAAGAACAGCTTGAGATTGCCGCCAAGACCGCGCTGCGCGACTTCGAGCTGATTCGCGACAGCGGGCAGGCAACCGCCATCGGCCTGGGCGAGGCGTGGAAGCGCGCCTCTGAAGCCGCCATCGCCGCGGGCAATGGCGTGGCGCCTGGCTGGGTGCAGGCGCAGGCCGCGATGCGTGGCTTCGAGGTCGTGCTCGATAGCGCCGGCCGCTCCACGCTCAAGCTGCGCGATGCGCAGAACGATGCGATGCAGTCGGCTTATGGCCTGGCCGGCGCGCTGCGCGAGGTCACCAACGCACGCGAGCGCGACATCGAGGCGCGCGAGAAGGCAGCCAGTCTCACAGAGCGCGAAACCGCGCTGGAAAACAAGCGCCTCGGCCGTGATGCGAGGGGCTTCTCCACCGACAAGGACGGACGCACCGTCAATGCCGGCAGCGACCTGGGCACCCTGACCGGCATTGCCGCGTTCCTGAAGGCCGCCGGCGTCAGCGACGAGAAGAGGGCGCGCGCCATCGCGATGGAGTTCGCCGACGCCAAGGGCGATATCCCTTTTTTCAACAACCCGGGTCAAAAGAAGTACGCGGACGGCGGCACGCTGAGTCAAGCGCTGCTCAAGGCGGCCGAGAAAGAAACGTTCTTCGGCAAGGGGAACGCGCCCACTGCGATTCCCGTCCCCGAATCCAACCGCACCGTGAACCTGCACCTCAACCTCAACGGCCGGGACTACGGGACGGTCAACACCGACCCCGCCGGCGCCGATGCCATCGAGCATCTGCTCGCGCAGCTCGGCGCCGCGGCCGGCACGTCGTCCAACCGTCCGGGCCGATAGACATGGCCGCTTCGAAGTTTCACACGCTGGCCGGCCTGCAGATTCCACGCGGCATGGTCTGGTCCGACGAGTTCGGCTGGAGCCGCGTCGAGAAGAGTCTCGAGTATTCGCTGACCGGCGCGGCCTTGATCGACGCCGGCGTGCGCCTCGCCGGCCGGCCGATCACCTTGCAGGGCGAGGTCGAGGCCGGATGGATTCGCCGCGGCGCACTCGCGGCGCTGCAGGCCCTGGCCGAAGCCGCCCCTATTGGCGCGCATGCGCTCGTGCTCGCCGATGGCCGCACTTTTGCCGTGCAGTTCGCGCCCGGCCTGGCCGTCGAGGGCAAGCCGCTCGCGCGCCCCGAGCTGCCCGCCGAGGACTACCCCTACGTCGCCACCGTGCGGCTCATCACCGTTTGACCATGACCATTCTCGAATCCGATATCAAGCTCGTGGCGACCCAAGTCATGGATGACGTGCCCGAGGGCGGCGGCGCGCCGACCTCGACCGTCATCCCGGATGGCAAGAGCAATGCCATCTTCAAGGACATCAGCGAGGTGGACCGGGCGCAGGGCGACGTGTCCATCATGAAGGTGGCGGCGACCGTGCAGACGCTCAACACCGATACCGCCCTGGGCGGAACGGTCGTCATCTCCCGCCCACCGCTCGATCCGAACGTGTCGGCGACCTTGTTCGTCACGAACGACTTCTTCGACCGCCGCGCCGCGATCCAAAGCCGCTTGGAGGCCTACACGACGCCCGGCGAGGAATTCCCCGGCTACCTGCTCGCGAACCATGTGCAGGGGCAGCGCTCCATGTTGATCTTCCAGCGGCCGGGCGCGACGCCGCCGAACGTGAACAGCACCTTGCAGATCAGCGGCGGTGGCAACAGCGAGGCCGTGCGCCTGACCGAAGTCAAGGTGGAAAGCCGCACCTACAGCTACTCCACCGGCAGCGGCTTTGTGGACTATGAGGCGCAAGTCTGCGTCTGCGAGCTGCAAAGCGGTCTCAAGCACGACTACGTCGGCACCCCGGCCAACCGCCTCTTCGAACGCACGCAGTCCGCGGCGGCGATCAATCGCATGCTCGTGGCCGACGCGGCGCGCTTCTACGGCGTCTCCCGGCTGGTGGTCAACGCCACCACCGGCGACCTGTCGGTGAAGGTGGACCGGATCGACACGCAGATCGCGCCGACCTCGACCACCGAGATCTCGATCACCGACACCTCGGCCGCTGGCTCTTCCATCGCGCTCGTGCGCTCGGGCGCCGGCACCGTCACGCTGACCACCGGCGCGCTCTTCGGGCCGAATGCCACGCTCACGCTCGGCAATCCCTTCTATGCCGGTACGCTGTCGATCGCGACCGGCGCCGGCACCATCACCGATGACGGCGGCCGGCTCAAGCTCGGCGCGCTCACCATCGGCACCGCCTCCTATGTCGGCGGCACGCTGACCTTCGCGAGCGACGCGCCGCAGATCGGCGGCTCCAAAGCCATCACCTTCGGCCCGGCCGCCGCGCCGATCGAACTGGCCGATTCCGCCTCCATCGCGGTCAATGCGGAGAACCGCCGCGTCAACTATCCGCTGACAATCCTTCCGCCGCCGGCGCCCGGCACCTTGCGCGTCGCCTACCGCGCCGGCGCGAACTGGTACGAGCTGGCCGACGACGGGGCGGGGCGGCTGCGCGGTGCCGATTCGAGCATCGGCTCGGGCACCGTGGACTACACGACCGGCACCGTGGCGCCGACGCTGGGCGTGCTGCCGGACGTGGGCAGCGAAGTGCTGTACTTCTGGGGCGCGAAGGCCAACTACCGCGACCGCAGCGGCGTGCTGCCCGCCGCGGTGTTGATCCGCCTGGCGCTCGACAACCAGGCGGCGCAGGCGAGCACCATCGCGGTGGACTGGAACGACGGCGCGGCCCGCCATGCGAGCGACAACGGCAGCGGCGTGCTCACGGGCGACGCCACCGGCCCGGTCAGTTACGCGACCAGCACCATCGACCTGAAGCCCAACACGCTGCCGGCGTCGTCGGTGGCCTTCACCGTGGGCTATAGCCACGGCCTGCCGGAATCCAAGGCGTTCCCCGCGCCGGCGCGGGATGTCGATGGCGGCATCACGCTGAACCTCGGCAAGACCAACATCGCGCCGCGCTCGCTGGCCCTGAGCTGGAATCTCGTGCTGATGTCCACGGGCGGCGTGCCGGCCGACATGTGGGTGCCGCAGAACTTCGCTTCCACGAAGACCATCACCGACGACGGCAACGGCAAGCTGGTGGATGGCCTGGGCGTCGAGTTCGGCACCATCACCTATGCGACCGGCGTCGCCAAGCTCTATCCCGAGGCGGTCGTGACCGTGCCGGTGCCGCAATGGGCCGTGAACCAGCTCGGCATCCTAGGCACCGTGCTGTCGCCGAACCTGCCGGGTGCGTTCCGCAACACGCTCACGGGCTACACCTATGTCCCGCTGAACGCCACCTTGCCGGCCGACAGCTCGGCGCTGGTGTCGGCTGATTTCCGGGTGGCCGGCGCCGGCACGGCCAAGAGCCAAGTCTTCAGTCAGCCCAAGCTCTCGATCCAGCTCCTGCCGAATGCGAGCGAGGTCGGCGTGCCGGGCAGCGTGAATTTCACGGTGGGCGGGAAGACCTACTTCGACCGGGCCGGCGCGCTGTACACCGACCTCGACCCGGCCACCGGCGCCGCCACGCAGGCGGGCACCTATGACTACGCCACCAACACGGCCAGTCTCGATGCCTGGCCGGCTTCGGCATCGAGCACCGTCACGGTGAACAGCCTGCTGACGGCACTCAACGGCCAGCCTGTGGAGTACGTGGTGTTCCGCACGCCGGTGGCGCCAATCAGCCCGGGCACGCTGCAGCTGCTGGCGACCAAGCTCAACGGCGGCACGATCAACGTCACGGCCGACCTCACGGGCCTCATCAGCGGCGCCAACGTGCGTGGCACCGTGGACGCCTCGACGGGCGTTGTGAAGGTGCGTTTCGGCGACTGGATGACGGCCGCCGGCCACGAGTCGGAGCCGTGGTATCACGCCGATGCAGTCGGCAGCGACGGCAAGATCTGGCGGCCGGTTCCTGTGTTCGCCAGCACGATCCGCTACAACGCGGTCGCGACCACCTCGCTTCCTGTGGATGCCACGTTGCTGGGCCTCGATCCGGTGCGCTTTCCGGCCGATTGCCGCGTGCCGATCTTCTGGAAGGGCGGCCTCGTGGTCATCGGCAACACCAAGCGCCTGCCGGCGGCCGTGGTGTCGAACGGGCAGACGCTCAGCGCCGGCCGCGAACGGCTCTCGCGCACGCGGCTCATCGGCTCGGATGGTCTCGCCATCGAGACCGGCTACACGCGCAACCTCGATGCCGGCACGCTCACGGTCACCGATGCCTCGGGCTTCGCGCAGCCTGTGGTCTACGAACACACCATCGAGGACATGCTGACGCTCACCGATGTGTCGATCGATGGGCGTCTGTCGTTCGCGAGCCGCCTCACGCACGACTACACCGCCGGCGACACCTACGTCAGCAGCGCGGTGCGCATGGGCGATGTGAAGGCCCGTGTGTCGTTGCTGTTCGACCAGCAGAGCTGGACGGGCCAATGGTCCGACAGCCTCATCGGCAGCCCGGCCGATCCGACCTTCAACGACATCGATTACCCGATCACCGTTACGAACAAGGGCGCGGTCACCGAGCGCTGGCGCATGCAGATCAACGGCAGCGGCACGGCCTACAGCCTGATCGGCGAGCACGTCGGGCAGATCGTGTCCGGCCAGAGCCTGACGGCCGATTGCGAGCCGGTCGGCCCCTCGGGCGTGCCGTACATGCGCATCCCGGCGGCGGGCTTCGGCTCGGGCGGCTGGCCCGCCGGCGCCGTCATCCGCTTCAACACCGTGGCGGCCACGTTCCCCTTCGTGGTCATCCGGTCCGTCCAGATGGGTGCCGAGACCGTGCTCGATGACTCGTTCGAGCTGCTGGTGCGCATCGGCGTGGACCGTCCTTGATTCAAGAGAGAGCAAATCCGTATGACTTCCCCTGTAGATACCACCGTCAAATACTTCTCAAGTTTGATGTCGGGCGCGCCGCCTCTGTCGGGCACAGCCGGCTCCCTCTTGGCGGTCATCCGTGCCTGTCTGAAGGATGGCTTTGACCTGAAGACGCTCACCTCGCTGACGGTAACGGGCGGCGTGGCAACCGCCGCGTTCACCGGCGCGCACTCGTCCCAGGTTGACGCGGTGGTCCTCATCGCGGGCGTAACCGGCGGCCCTGCTGGCTGGGCTGGCATGAACGGCGAACAGAAGATCACGGGAAAGCCTGGCGCCGCGTCCGTGACCTTCGCGACCAATCTCCCCGATGGGGCCTACACCGGCGCCATCACGATGAAGATGGCACCGTTGGGGTTCGCTGAGATCTTCAGCGCAACGAACGTCGCGGCCTTCCAATCGACCGACCCGGCCAGCACGAAGATGATCCTGCGTGTGGACGACACAGGCACCACGATCACGCGCGTTGTCGGATGCGAGTCGATGACCGACATCAACACGTATGCCGGCCTGTTTCCCACCGCATTGCAGATCGCCGGTGGCGGCTACTGGTCCAAGAGCAACACGGCGAACAGCACGGCGGTGCAGTGGATGCTGATCGGCGATTCGCGCGCTTTCTACCTTCATGTTTGCCCGGGGTACGCATCGAGTACGAGTTTCACGCATGGGTTCACAAAATTTTTTGGGGACGCCGTGGCGTTCAAGCCCGGCGGCGATGCATACGCCTGTGCGCTGGGCTACTCGATCTCGAGCAATTCGAACTCGCAAGCGGACGGCCAACCGGAATACAACACCGCGACGCAACACGCCTTTCCGCGTGCGCCGTCTGGGCTGGGGTCAGCCCAGCTCAACATGTGCCTGCCCTACACCGGAACGGGCTCGTCGACCTCGGGCGTCGACGGCTTCTTCGGACCGTTTCCGAACCCGATTGACGGGGCATTGCGTCTGTCGAAGCGCTACTTTGCGGTCAACACCAGTTCGCCGCCTCGTGGCGAGGCGCCTGGCCTCTACTCGACGCCGCACACCCTGGCGTTTGACAGCTTCAAGTTCAATGATCGCGTGGCGGGAAGCGGGCCTCTCGCGGGCAAGACCCTCATCGTCGTGAATACGACGAACACGAACACCAACAGCAGCCCGACCACGGGCAGTACGGGTGCGGCGTTCTTCGACATCACGGGCCCCTGGCTGCGCTGAGCGATGGCGGCACATCGGTATTGGCGCGCACGCGGTTTCAGCACGTCGCTCGGGCGCGTGCTGTCTCTGAGCGAAATACATCTCTACGTGGCCGGCATCCGTGTGGATGCAGCCTCGACATTGACAGCGAACATCGCGCCCACCGCGGGGGCGGTGGCGGACCTGCAGGACGACGATGTCTCGACCGGCGCACGCTGGCTCTCGGGCGAGGGTGTCGCGTTGACGTGGGACTTCGGCGCGGGGGGCGGCGTCGATGTGGATTCGGTGCGGGTCGGCTCGACCAATGCGGGGCCAGCCGAATTCCCGGTGTTCCTGAGCATGTGGTTTTCCGACGATGCTCTGACCTGGACCCGCCATGCTGATTGGGCGGCGGACTATCCGGGCGCGCGGCAAAAGACGGCCGGCTTCTACAACTGGCAGCCGAACGACATCGCCGTCGTGGCGCAACTCGGGTTCGCCGGGGCCAACGGCTCGACCACATTCACCGACGACGTGGCCGGCAACGTGTGGACGCCGGCCGGGGCCGCACAGATCAAGACCGATCAGTTCAAGTGGGGTGGCTCGGCGGGCTACTTCAACGGCACGACCGACTACCTCTTCATGCCGTCGAGGCCGGGGCTGAATCTCGGCACGTCGGACTTCTGTATCGAGGTCTGGTTTCGGGCGACCTCGCTGGCCAACGACTACGGGACCATTCTCGCCAACGGCCCCGCCACCTTTGTCCAGGGCAGCCGGTTCCTGATGGTGTACGGCAGCGCATCCTCGTTCCATCCGCGCCAGATCGGCTTCGGCGGTGAAGGCTCGGTGTATGCGAACCCTCTCGTCCTGTCCACGACGCTGGTGACCGAGGGCGTGTGGTACCGCGTGAAGGTTGTCAAGGTCGGCCCCAGCGTGTTCCTGTACGTGAACGACGTGCTCGAAGCCACCGCGACCGGTGGGGTTCAGGCAGGCGGCGTTGACCTTGGGCTGTTGGGCACCTGCATCGGTCGCAACACCTGGGATGCTGCGAAGGGCTACTTCAACGGGCACATAGGCGAGCTTCGCATCACGCGCACGGTAGGCGAGGACGGGACATTACCAGCTTACGTTCGCCACCCAGTTCCGAAGAAGACGCCGCAAACGCGCGTAGCGGTAGCGGACGGCAAAGTCCAATCTGCCTTGCAGATGTGGCCTTTCACGGGCGCAGCGCTGATCCCCCCGCCCGCTCTAACGCTTGGAGACTATTTGACGGGCGTTGTCGGAAGGGGAGTCGGCCGGGTCCGTGGCTTCACGCTCGACTATGTGAATCCGCTCAACAAGCCCTATCCCTGCAGGGTCCGACTGGTGCGCGAGAGCGACGGGCTGCAGCTGCGCGAGGCGTGGAGCAACGCCAGCGGCGCTTACGACTTCCAGTACGTCGACGAGCTGCAAAGCTACACCGTCATCGCGTACTACCTGGCGCACGGAAAGCGCGCCGTCGTGACGGACGGCTTGACCCTTGCGAATGGCAAGGTGGAGCTGATGCCATGAACGTGCTCGCCATCAATGCGATGTTGGCTGGGCCTGGCCTCGTGACGTACCTGGGCGAAGGCTCGCGCTTCCTCGTGTGCGGCGGCGTGCAGCCGGCCGAGGGCGGCGCAATCGCCACACTCTTGGCCGCCGCTGCACTCGCGCTGCCGGCGGGCGCGGTCGACTCGGGCCGGCTCTCGCTGGTGCAGGCTGACAGCGCCGGTGACCTGGCGCTCGCAACGGGAGTCGCCACCTGGGGGCGCATCGAGCTGGCGGATGGCACATGGGTGGCCGACTTCTCCATGAGCGGCCCCTCGGGTGCCGGGCAGGTCAAGCTCGTGGTGCAGAACCCGCCCGAGGGTGACCCCGAAGCGAAGCTCTACCAAGGCGGAACCTTCTTCATCGGCGAGGTGGTCATCGGTGGTTGAAGATCTCGTCTTCCGTCAGCCGCCGCTCGATGGGCCGCCGAACATCCTTGTCTTCGGGGAGCCGGATGAGCCGGCCAGCGGCGCGGCCTATGCGTTCGGCACTATCCCGCTGCCGAGCTTCTTCGTGTCGGGCGGTGCGCTGGTCACCATGCCGCCGCTCGCGACGGCCGGCGGGGGCATCCCGTTGCCCATCTTCACGGTCGCCGGCTTTGCCCGCTACGACAGCGCCACGCAGCGCCCGCTCGTTGGCAAGGTGTCGGCGGGGTGGCAGGTGGCGACGCCGGCGAGCACTGGGGTCATGGCGCGGCACCAAAGTGCCGCGCGTGGGAATGCGGGCCGTGTATCGCGTTGGCAGCGCGCCGAGCTTCGGGCGGGCGTGACGGCGCCCGTCTGGCAAGAGGCAGGCCGGGCACGCAACCAGGTGGCCGTGCGGCACCAGGCGGCCGGATTGGTCTCCACCTCGACCGGGCTGCGGTGGCAAGAGGCGGGCCGCGTCCGCAACGCGGCTCGCGTGCGGTGGCAGGCGGCGCAGCCCCTCGCGCCGGCGGCGCTGGCGGTGCGCTATCAGGAGGCCGAGCGCGTGCGACGCGCCGTGCATTCGGGCTGGCAAGCCGCCGCCGGCCTGGCGCATCGGCATGGCGAGGCCTTCGGTGTGGCGCAGCTCGTCGAGCGGGGATGGCGCGTGCGCTGGCAGGCGGCCATGGCGCCGCTGCCGGGGCGCTCGGTCATCGTGCCGCCCGAGGTCGATCCCTGCTATGTGCCCGACACCACGCTCATGTTTCGCGAGCTGCAGAAGCACGCGACGACGCTCATTTTCTTTTGCGAGCGGCACGGGCCGCCGCCCGGCACCGGGCAGACCGTCGTGGTGCCCGTCTTGGAGGTCTATTCCGTGGAAAACAGCATCGCGCTCACGCGCGTGGACGGTGGCCAGACCATCGAGGCCCGGGGTTTCTCGATGTCGCTCGATGCGGACTCGTGGACCTGGCAATGGAGCGCCACCTTGCCGGGCTCGGCGCTGCCGCTCGTGCAAGAAGATAGCAACGGCGATCCTGCCGAGCTGCTCGCGATGGTCAACGGCGTGCCCTATCGACTCGTGGCAGATCTTCCGGCCCGAGACCGGCGCTTTGCGCGCGCCGAGGTTCGCGTGCAAGGCAAGGGGCGCGCCGCGCTGCTCGACCGGCCATTTGTGCCGGAGCAGAACTTTGCCTCCGCGTCGGGGCGCACGGCGGCGCAGCTCATGGCGCTCGCCATGACGATCAACGGCGTGAACAACGGGTGGGCCATCGATTACCGCATCGGCGATTGGTTCGTGCCTGGCGGCACCTGGGACTTCCGCGGCACGCCGATTGCGGCCGTGCTCGACATCGCGACGGCCGCCGGCGCCATCGTGCAGCCGCACAACACCGAGCCGACCTTGCGCATCCTTCCGCGCTACCCGGCCGCGCCGTGGATGTGGCACACGCTCACGCCGGACTACGTGCTCCCGGCCGATGTCGTCTCGGTCGAGGGCATCGAGTGGGTCCGGCGTCCCGCCTACAACCGCGCCTTCATCTACGGCACCACGAGCGATGGCGTGCGCGGGGACATCACCCGCAGCGGCACGGCCGGCGACTACGACGCGCCCATGGTCACGCATCCGTTGATGACGCATGCCGATGCCGTCATGCAGCGCGGCCTGGCCGAGCTGAGCAACACGGGCCGGCAGGCGCGCGTGAGCCTGCGCATGCCGGTGCTGCAGGACACGGGTTTGATCCTGCCCGGCTCGCTGGTGCGCTACGACGGCGGCGATGCGCTGCGCCTCGGTCTCGTGCGCAGCATCGCGCTCGATGAGGCGTGGCCGACCTTGCGCCAGACGCTCACCGTCGAAACCCATGTGGAGGCCTGAGCATGCGCCGCAATCCCTACAGCGTCTTCCTTGACCTTCTGCCGGCCAAGCCGCTGCAGATTGCGACCGTGACGGCCATCGATGGCGACATTGCGCGGCTGGTGCTGCCCGGCGGCGGCGTGCTCACGGCGCGCGGCGTGGGCGGCCGTGCCATCGGCGCCGAGGTGTTTGTGCGCGATGGCGTGATCGAGGGCGACGCGCCCGCCGGCATGCCGCTCGTGCAGTTCGAAATTTAAGACGGAAGAGAAGAGGCACTTCATGGACATGGGCGACATCGCCGGCAATCCGATCGCACAGCTTGCGTTCCTCATTCTGTCGGCCGCCGGGGGCTATCAGGTGTGGCGCAAGCAGCAGCCGACCGACGCGAAGGAGCGGGCGGACAGCGAAGGCCAGATCGCGGCGCTCGGGACGTGGAAGGAACTGCTCGAAGGCGAGCGTGCCGCCCGCCTGAAGGCCGAAGAGCGGGCCGACAAGTTCGCGGCCGAGCGCAACGAAGCGCTGAAGGAGCTGTGGGAGATGAAAGGGCAACTGAGGGCCATGAACGAGACCCTTGCCGCGCAGACCGCCGAGCTGAGTTCCCTGCGCGACCAGGTCCGCCAACTGAAGGAGCAACTGCATGCACAGTGATTCGCACATCGATTCGGATCGCGCGGCGCTCGAAGTGTTGCCGCGCGTGCGCCCGCCGCGCCAATGGCGCCGGTTCTTCGAAACCGTGGGCGTGGTCGGAAGCCTGTTCCTCGGCGGCTTCGGCTCGGGCTACTTCTGGGCCGCCCGCACAGCCGAAGCGCAGATCACGCGCCAGCGCGAAGACCACCTCGCAGAGATTGCCCGGCTGCGCGAGGCCTTCGGCGACCGTCTCTCTTCCCTGACTGGCCGCGTCAACCGCGCGGCCGATACCGCGGCGAGCGCCGCACAGACCGCGGGCGAAGCCGCGAGCACGGCGCAGACCGCCGCACAGACCGCCAACCAGGCCGCGAAGACCGCGGCGAAGGAACTGAAGAAACCATGATCGACACGCAAACCCTCATCGACTGCACCGGCGCCGCACGCGCCGACGCCGAGCGCTACACCCTGCACCTGGCGGACGGCATGAACCGCTTCGGCATTCACTCCGTCAACGCAATGGCGGTCTTCCTCGGGCAGCTCGCCATCGAATCCGAAGCGCTGCAGAAGGTCGAAGAAAACCTCCACTACACGACGCCGGCGCGGCTGCGCGAGATCTTCCCGAGCCTGTTCGTCAAGGGCGGCTATCGGGCCGAAGAGTACGTGCGCAACCCGCGAGGGCTGAGCATGCTTCGCTACAAGGGCTTCCATGGCCGTGGCCTCATCCAGCTCACCTGGGAAGACGCCTACATCGCCTGCGGCCATGCGCTGGGCGTGGACTTCCGCCGCCATCCCGAACTGCTGCTGCAGCCGTCGTACGCGGCGCAGTCGGCCTGCTGGTTCTTCGCGGTGTTCAAGGATTGCTTGCCGGCGGCCGAGCGGGGCGATGTGTACGACGTGACGGGCCGCGTGAATGGCCCGGCGCGCCTGAAGCTCGCGGAGCGCAAGGCGGTCACGGCACGCGCGTACAAGTTGCTGAGCAAATGAGCTTGCTACAGGCCTTGATGGTGGCGCTTGGGATGAGCGTGGCTTGCAATGCTGCGCTCGGCTGGGCGTGGGTGGGTGCGCGAGAGAAAGTGGCGACGACGGTCGTTGAGCGAGACAGCGCGCGGTCGGCCGCCTCTGCATGTAGCGACGCGACCGACGACCTTCGCGACCTCGCGGACAAACGCAGCGCCGAGGCGAAGAAGGCGCAGGCGGCCGCCCGTACTGCGGCGACGGGGCGACAACAAACTGCAAACACGATCCTGAGCACGCCGGCGGCCGTGCCGGGAGACGCCTGCGCAAGCGCGCAGGTTCGCGTCGATTCATGGTTGAAGGGGAGGGCGCAACCGTGAAGCAATGCGCGCTCCTAGGCCTTGCCGCATCGCTAGCCGCGTGCGGGGTTGCCCCAATGCAGACGATAAAGGTGCCGATCCCAGTCGAGTGCAATGTGAAGGTGCCAGTGCGACCGGCCATGCCAACGGAAACGCTCTCGCTGGGCGTCGATCTTGACCGCTTCAGCGCCTCGGTATTGGCCGAGATCGAGCTGAGAGAAGGCTATGAGGGCGAGCTGCGGGCGGCGCTTATCGAGTGCGTGACGCCGATACGTCTGCAGCGCTAGCAAGACCGCCCGGTAGTCACTCCAAGGCAGTGGCACTAGCGAAACGAACGATGCGTGCGCTTTGTGGCAGTGACGAGCCAAAATCCGAGCGCCACCGCGCCACTCGCTAGCGCATAGCCGGATGCGCTTTCGGGAATCCACCAAATCGGCAAACTCGGATACAGCTCGGCCAATGTGCGAGTCTGCGGCGATGCAGGTCCTAGATGGCTCAGAGCTGAGGTGGCCATAACAGCTACCTGCCCCCAAAAGCCAGCGATTGCCGCAAGGCCGCCTGCGCTAACCAATAGCCTGCCCCAAAACACTACCGTTTTGGGCCTGTCGATCATCTGAATGAACAGCCACGTCATAAACACTCCTTTGGTGGATTAAGGGAACCTCAAGACCCCCCATTGGAAGGGGATGCGAAGTTCCTGTCAAGGGACCTTACGTTCCCTTAGTCGGCTAAGGAGCGCTTATCGACCTGGAGTGTTGGTTTCTCATCGCCAGAGACGAGCTTCCAGAAGTTGGAAACACTCTGGATGAGCTTGTAGGCGTTCGTACGGTCCGCATCCGGACCGTACTCGGGAAAGACCTCGCTAATCTTGAGGCCCAGAATGCTCTCGTACTTTTTGATCGTGCGCTTGCTGTGAACTAGGTACAGCACACGCCAGCCGAAATGAAAGCCGACCATGTACATGCCGAGAGCCGATTCCAACTCGTCGATGTGAAAACCCGTTTGCCTTATGACGCGGTCCATCAGCGCATATCGGGCCACCGCTTCTTCAGGAGTCGCTCGGGGGGTTTTTGTTTTGCTCAGTTTAGGGCTTTGGGCCATATGGGGAGAGCATACGACAAAGGGAACACCAACGCCCCTTAGGGCTGCGATCGGTTCATCGATCGTCGCTTCGGAAAACCGCGCGACAGGCCCGGGCGCTGGGTCCTTAGACAGTCGTACCGAGAAGAAGGACAGATGACTGGATAGTAGTGCGGCGACAACACAGCTCGCGAACTTTCACATTCAGTTTGAACCTGTAGACGTCCCGGATTCTGACGATTGTTGTCTGGCTACAGGCTTTCCGCTATCTTGAAACAACTTGTACGGGGCGCTGCGTGTCCAGCGCGAACGCTGAGGGGCGACGGTTCAAAAAAACACTGAGTGCAACGACGAAGAATTCTCTCCGTGGATGCTCAGTAGCCGAAACGAAAATTCACGAGGGAGAGCGGAATGCAAAGCAGGAAATCGGGCCCAAGGCGCCCGAGTTTTTGGGGGGTGCAGGGCAAGTTTGTTGTTAGCTCAAGTCTTCCTCGCCTCTTCGCAATTGTCTTGCTTTTCGCATCAGGCTTAGCAAATGCGCTGATCCAGAACTACGAGTACTACGGGTATCCAGGAGGCGCCTGGCGACCTACGAAAGAGCAGGCCTGTGTAGGTCCAGACATTCGTGGAAATTGGGAGTATTTTGGACGACGAAATTGGCACTGGATGCCGACAAGTGACATGCCCTATGGGTACTGCGCGATCGACCTGTATTACGACAGACCTGATGGATCCAGCACTTATTCGCATTCGGGCACCGGAGGTTATGTAACACGTCGAGAGGCGCCAACTTGCCCAGTTGACAGTACCCCTGTCGCCGGCGGGTGTCGGTGCAATTTCCCCGCGTTCGTTGAAGACGATACTCACACGTTCTGCAAGCCAGTAAGCCCTCCGGAACCGCCGAACATGTGTCAGCGTCCGCTCGATGGCGCCAGCACGGCCACCCCAATTCTTCCCGCCACGGGGGAGAAGTACCGTCACGAAACCGACTGGTCCGACTCCGGACCCAGAGCCTTGTCCTTCACGCGCATCTACCGCAGCAATTGGACGAGGGATGCCAGCAGGGTTAGCAAACCACTTGGGCAAGTCTGGTCGCACAACTTCAGTACCGATCTGGTCGCTACACCCGGTACGGGCCCCCTGGCTGTGGTCATCACCACCGGCGAAGGGTACGTGCGCACCTTCGGCAAGCCGGCGGGTGCTACCACCTGGACCCCCAGCAACAGCGCCGACACCCTGGTGCAACTCCCCTCCGGCACCTGGAGCTACCACCGCGCTGACGACGGCACCACACTTAGCTTCGACGGTTCCGGCAAGTTGCAGACGGAAGCGGACCGCAATGGCTGGGTCACTGCGTACACCTACAACGGCGACGGGCGACTGGCCTTCGTCACGAACAGCTTCGGGCGCACCCTCGCGTTTGCGTACGACGGCGCAGGCCAGTTGACCACCGTCACGACCCCGGATGCGCGCGTCATCGCTTACGCCTACGACAGCTCCGGTCGCCTGGCCTCGGTCCTGTATCCTGACGGTAAGGGCCGCAATTTCGTCTACGAGAACGCTTCGTTGCCTCAAGCGCTGACGGGGATCTTCGATGAGGCCGGTGTTCGCTGGGGCACATTCGCATACGACATCACAGGCCGCGCGATCAGCACTCAGCTCGCGGGCTCCGTCAACAGCTATCAAGTCAGCTATCCGTCGTCAAGTTCTGCCACAGTGGTCGATCCGCTGGGCACGAGCCGAAACTACAGCTACGGCACCACGCAGGGAAAACTTGCCGTCACTGGCGGCTCGCTGCCCTCGGGGGAAGGCAAGGGCGATGCCGCCAGTCGCGTGCAGGACGCCAATGGGCTGATCACTTCGGAGACTGACTTCAAAGGCGTGGTGACCACCACGACCTGGGACGTTACCCGTCGTCTGCCCACCACAGTCGTGCGTGCTTCCAGCACCCCCGAAGCCCAGACAGTGACCACCCAATGGCACTCCACCTTCAGCCTGCCCGTGCTGGTGACCGAGGCCGGCCGCACCACCGCGTACACCTACGACACCTTGGGCAACACGTTGTCCAAGACCATCACCGACACCGCCACGAACAAGGCCCAGCTCTGGCAGTGGACCTACAACGCCCAGCAGCTGGTAGCCACCGCCACCGAGCCCAACGGTGCTGTGTCGAGCTACACCTACGACCCCCGCGGCAACGTCCTCACTTCCACCAACGCCCTTGGCCACGTCACCAGCTACACCTACGACACGGCCAACAGGGTGGTGAGCATGACGTTCCCCAACGGCCTCACCACCACCTACACCTACGACCCACGCGACCGCCTGCTGACCCAGACCGTCGGCGGCCAGACCACCACGCTCACCTACAAGCCCTACGGCACGGTCGAGACAGTGTCCTTGCCCACCGGCCTGGTGCTCACCTACAGCTACGACGCAGCCCACCGCCTCGTCGGCTGGAGCAACAACCGCGGCGAGTCCGGGGTCTATACCCTGGACGGCATGGGCAACCGCACCGCCGAGCAGATCAAGGACAGCGCCGGCAACGTCGCCTGGAACGCCGCGCGCACCATCAACAACATCAACCGCTTGAGCGCCCAGACCGAAGGCCCCAACCAGGCCAGCAGCTTCGGCTACGACGCCAACGGCGAGCTGACCCGCACCACCAACGGCCTGAACCAGAGCACCCAGTACGGCCTGGACAGCCTGCGCCGCGTCAAGGCCGTGACCGACGCGGCCAACGCCACCGCCACCCTCAAGTACAACGCCCTGGACGCCATCACCGAAGCCAAGGACTTCAAGGGCGTGGCCACCACCTACGCGCGCGATGCTCAGGGCAACGCCATCGCCGAGAGCAGTGCTGACACCGGCCCCGCCAGCACCCAGTACGACGCCTTGGGGCTGCCCAGCCAGATAATCGACGCTCTGGGCCAGGCGACCACCATCACGCGCGATGCCCTCGGCCGCCCGACCAGCCTGGTCTTCGCCGACGGCAAGACCACCACCCTGCGCTACGACCTCACGGCCAACAGCAAGGGCTACCTGTCCGAGATCCTCGACCGCAGCGGCACCACCGAATACACCCGCGACGGCATCGGCCGGGTGACCCTGAAGAAGCAGACCCTGGCGAACGGCAGCGTGCAGCAGGTCAGCTACAGCTACAACCCGAATGGCACCCTCGCGAGCATCGGCTACCCCAACGGCGCGACCCTCGCGCACCTGTACGACGCCACCGGCCGCCTCACGGGCCTGAACTGGAACGGCGCCCCGCTGGTCACCGGCATCGCCTGGAACCCTCTCGGCCAGCCCACCTCGTGGACCTGGGCCTTCGCTTCGCCGAGCCTCGCGGCCAGCCGCAGCTACGACACCGCCGGCCGGATGACCGCCACCGAGTTCAGCAGCTACGTCTACGACGCCGCGGGCCGCATCACCAGCCTGACGCAGAACCTCTACGCGCCGGGCGACACCGACCCCACCCACAGCACCATCGGCGCCAGCGACATCACATGGACCGTCGGCTACAACGCCGTGGGCCGCATCACCGGCTTCAACGCCGCCGGCAGCACCGTCGGCTTCGGCTACGACGCCAACGGCAACCGAAGCAGCAGCACAAGAGACCTCAACGGCCAGAGCACCAGCCGCACCTACAGCGTCGGCGCCACCAGCAACCGGCTCACCGGCTTCACCCAGAGCATCAACGGCGCCAGCAGCACCAGCGTCACCTACGGCTACAACGCCAACGGCGACCTCGTGAGCGATGGGCTTCGCAGCTACACCTACGACGCCGAAGGCCGCCTGGCCGCGGCCACCACCGGCGCCACCGACGTGAGCCCGACCACGCGCTACGCGCACAACGCGCTGGGCCAGCGGGTGTTCAAGACCGAGCCGCTGTACCCGCCGGGCCCGGGTGACGAGGCCGATCCGGGCTTCATGCAGAGCCTGATCGCGTTCTTCACCAAGCTGTGGAGCCCGAGCACAACGCAGGCGGAGCAGCTGGGCTACGCCTACACATACGACGAGAACGGCACGCTGATCGCGGAGGCGGGCAGCGGCGGGGCGAACAGCGCAGGCCAGGCCAGCTACATCTACCTGCCGACGGCGAACGGGACGATGCCGATTGCGGCCGTGATCAACGGCGCCACGTATGCGGTGCATAGCGACCACCTGAACACGCCGCGCAAACTCAGCAACGCAGATGGCCAGCCTGTCTGGCAGTGGGGCTACAGCGCGTTCGGGGAGGACAAGCCGACCACCGCAAGGAACCGGTTCGCCAACCTCGACACCACGCCCAACCCTGGCACCACCAGCGTCTCTGAGGTGAAGTTCAACCTGAGGTACCCAGGGCAGTATGCGGATGAAGAGAGTGGGCTGTTCTACAACTACTTCAGGAGCTACGACAGTCGGACCGGACGGTACAGCCAGCCAGATCCGATTGGGCTGGATGGCGGATGGAACCGGGTCGGGTATGTGGACGGAAACCCGATGCGCCTTGTTGATCCTGAGGGGTTGGCAGGCGGTCCTCCGCGCTCGACTCCGAGAGTTCCTATTCCTGGGGGAGGAGTTGGGTCAGGCGGGATCGTATCCGCCATAGCAGAGGCAATGAAAGCCTCTCAAGCCAGTGCAGCAGGGGCGCAGGCGAGAGCATTGGCTGGTGCTGGGCGAGGGTTCATCAACCCGCCGTGTCCCCCCATGAGGACGATAGTCGAAGTTCCAGATGTGCTCAAGAAGGCGGACGCATTGACTGGACGAAAAGCACAGTCCTACGAGAGCATCAAGGACACGCTTGCACGGGACTTACCCGGTGGAAATCAACATGAGCTACGAGGCGATTTGGCGGGCAAGTCTGCAATTGACCTTGGAGGTAGCGGCAAAGGACGCGGTGCAGAACGCGTCATATTTAGCGTTAAAGACGGTGTGGTGACCATCCATGACATCGTCGATTACCACAAGTGAGGATATATGACTTGGGAATATCGAGTAATGAGCCGAGACGGCACGGTCGCTATCTACGAGGTTTACTACTATGAAGACGGTAGGATACAGGGTCACAGCGCGGAACCAACGTTTCCTGCGGGCGAAACCGTTGAAGAGCTACGAGTCAATTGCGATTTGTACCTTGCTGCACTCGGGAAGCCAGTTCTCGAATACAGCAGTTAGCGGGGTTCAAGGTCAGGGTCTTGCTCGTTGCACTTGATCTTCAGCAAACAAAAAATGCCGCTTGCCACTCCTTAGCCGCTAAGGCTGGGGTTGGCGGGCGGCGTTGCTTGTGGCTGGACCGGGTCAACCGGCAGTTCCGAGCGCAGCGTCCAAATCAACTGTGGGTCTCGGGTATCCCGGACCTCCCGCGACAAACTTCCGTCCTGAGCATGGCTCGCAAACAGGTGCAGGCCATCATGTTCGTTCAAGATATATCCAGACGATGAGAAGTATTGCGGAGGCCCTTTCAAAGATGCCTTGGACAAGCTCACGAATGCTGAAAAGCAATACATTAAGCGCGCGCAAATCCAAGTCTTCAACGATGGCGCGCTCGGAAATCGTCTGAAAAACAGACGACTTCGATTGGCGTTGCCCAGGATTTTTGCGGGCACTCCGAAAGGACGCGAATGAGCACAAACACGACAGTGGACAACGCATACTGGCTTGCATGTCATGAAGACTCAAAGGTAGCGGCTTTGGGGCGCGCCACTCTTGAGGCCTTGGCAGAGAGCGGTTGCTATCGCGCCATGCTGCACTTCACATCGGTCTATGACCTTGGGAATGGCGGTGTCGCTCCGAATGCGGAGATGGTCACCAAGTGGATTCAGCGAGCGAGAGAGAAGCACCCTACGATGAGTGATGCGGACGACCTGTACGCCGCGGGTGCGCGATGCTGTTGGGATTCGCGATTCGAGGTGCCGAAAGTAGAAGCGCTACAAATGCTCCAGCGTGCCGGCGAAATCGGACACGCGGATGCACTCTGGGAGATGTACGAGCAGACCCGCCACGAGAATCCGCTTGGAGTTGATCGGCAGCAGGTTCTCGAATCCGCGGCACAGGGGCTTAGTACACAGGCCCTCGTGGAACTCGCAGCGCTGGAACATCGCAATGATCACGAGCGCTCGATGATCCTGCTCAGAGCTGCGGAAGCTCTTGGTAGCCTTCGCGCCAGAGAAATGCTTGCCTCTTAATAAATGCAGGTCGTTTGGAAAAGCATGGTTGGCCTCTGGTTGATCAGCGAATTCCGAATGCCGTCGGACGATGCCTTGGAGTTGATACGGCACGTGCATCGTTGAGAGAACTATCTTTGGACGAGGGCGGTAACATGAAAATCCTGAAGTGGGCCGCCGTCTTGCTGCTGGTGGTCTTGCCGCTTGCTGAGATTTCTGGCCGCTTCATTGTCTTGCGGACGGACGCATATCAAACGCTCGCCAATTTCGTCAAGACATCCAGCGAAATCAGAGAGAGAGTCGGGGAGCGTCCCAGCTTGCGACTTCATTTCTTTGGGTACTCGGTGCGGGTATCTGGGCCAGGTGGAAGTGCCGAGTTTTCAGCTTCAGTAGAAGGCTCCAATGGGTCTGGCGAGTTGTATGCGAAGCTTGTCAAAAGGGGCGATTGGCAGATCGAATCGGTAAGTCTCGATGGGCAGCAGATTCAAACTGCCACGATCAAGCGCTCATTCCTCGGCAGCGGCCAGTCAGAGGACTTTCACCAGAAGTGACGTTTAGGGTCGGCTGCTTCACGTTCAGTTGATGAGCCACAAAGCAAGCAGCGCGAGCAAGTACACAAGCACCAAGAAGCAATTCCCGGGTAGCTGGCTGCGTTCCATGTGCGTTCTCCAGTGAGGTGGACAACCGGCGCCGCTTGTCTTGAACAAAGTGTTTCGCCGTGAATTCACTGTAGAAGTTGCGCCGCACGCGCGCATGAGCGATACGCACCTTTTCCGGGGAGACAAATGCCCTCATTGCTGCTGCCCACGACAAAGGGCTTCCCAGAGGCGGAGTGAATAGGGTCGGAAGATCGGCCTTCTACGAAAGATCGGTGCTCTGCCATGGCTCAAGGGGAAGCAAGCTGAGGATCTTCGCGTCCATTTCGCTGCGCAGCCGGTCGGCGGTGTATTCCAATTTGCGAGCTCTGTCCAACCGCGTGACAGTGGGGGGAATGCCTGTGCCAAAGAGACATTTGATGAGGGCAACCGTCGTCTCACTGCGCGCTTTGCGTGCGGATCGGTCCGCTTTGCCCCAGCGCATGTAGAGCTTTTTCCAGGTCTCGAACACTTGGAGATCGACTTCCATCGTGTGCTCCATCGTGAAGCGAGATGCTTCATGCCGCAACTCTCGCGCGAAGCGCTGAGGGCTACCACTATCAGAAGTGATAGGGCTCAGAAAGGGCGAGGTGCTGCATTTCCAGGCGCCGCGCCCCAACTCAGCCCTGGCAACGCTTTCCAGCCTTGCGCGCGTGTTTGTGCAGCGCCTTATCCACCGCAACGGTGGAGAACTCGCCCTCTGTCAGGGGGATCAGAGGGCGTCAGCGAGAGAAGTTGTGCAGAACGATCAGACTGTTTTCCCGTCGCGCAGGACTTCGACCGGCCCGATGCCGCTGTAGACCGTGGAACCGTCCTTGAGCGAGGTCACCGTCCAGCGCTCCCCTGGCGTGACCTTGTAGTCGCCGGGCGCCAGCGGCAGCTCGCGGTCTTCGTGCACTTGGCCGCCGAGCCACGACGGCATGCGGAGGATGGTGGCGGTTCCGGAGAAAAATTCAGTTTGGCTCATAGTTGATTGTCGCCGCCGCTTCCAGCAGTTGATGGGACAGGGGCGCAGGCAGGGAGTGCTGTATCTCGCAGTACCAGACTTGATAGCACCAGCGTCCTGCCACTTGCTCGACCCCGGCAAAGCTGATGGTTTCGTAGGCACAGGCAGCCAGTTCGGGGCGCCAGAGGATGCCCAAGGGCGGCGCCAGATCGCCCGGACGCGCCTCCCATAGGCCAAGTTGCAACCTTCCTTCAACATCCCGCAGCACGAGCGCTCCGCAAGCCCATGCCTGATCTACGAACTCACGCTTGCTGAGTCGGGTGCCGCCGCGGTATCGCGGTCTCATCTTCACGCGCATGGCGGCCTCATGCGCCGTCCCGCGGCTTCGGCAGCAGGCCTGGGATGCCATGCATCACAGCACGAATGTGGTCACCGGCGTTGCGATCCCAGTCGCCGTACAAATCGCCAATCTGGGCGCATCGGCCGGCCACCAGATCGGCGAACGCGAGCAGCGTCGGGCGCAGCGGCTCGCCCGCTGCAAGCTCGCCCACCCGGCGCGCCATCTCGGCGATCTCATCTTCAATGGGGGGTTCAGGCATGGTCGGAAGTAACACCTTTGTACTGTACAAATATACAGTATTTCGGCAATAATTGGGGCATGGAAAACATGCCTGCCACCCTCTGGATTGCCGCCTGCGCGCACCGGTTGCAGCAGCAGTGGCACACCGTTGACCCTCTTGAGCTGGAGGATGTCGCGCGCGATCTGTGGCGCGACGAACGGCTGCGATCGATGCTTCCGGATGAGGCAGCCGTGGAGTGGCTGCGACCGATCACCAGCGGCACCTAGGTGCCGCTCCCAGCTCGACACCGCGCGCCACCGCCGCAAGAATGAGCCGATGTGCACCCGCTACATCAGCCCTGAACAACGGGAGATTGAAGCCTTCTGGAAGATCGACCGAAGGTCCAATCAGCGCAAGGACTGGGAGAACCTCCTGACGGTGTTTCCGCTATCGCTGGCGAGCTTCATCCGGCGGGCCGATGAAGTGGAGTACGCGCGCGAACTCGTGGTGGGGCAGTGGGGAATGATCCCGCCGTGGTCGAAGACGCATGTCCCGACGACCGCGCGCGGCACGCGCCTGAGCACGGTGAACGCTCGCACCGAGGGCATGGAGAAGTCGCCAACCTACAAGGACGCCTGGGCTCGCGGCAAGCGCTGCATCATCCCGGCTGCCAGCTTCGATGAGCCGAACTGGGAGACCGGGCGCAATATCTGGTGGCGCTTCCGCCGCGCCGATGGTGCGCCGTGGGGCCTGGCGGGCCTGTGGAACACATGGATCGACAAGGAGACGGGCGAGGTGTGGGACAACTACACGATGCTCACGCTCAACGCCGACGGCCATCCGCTGATGAGCCGGATGCACAAGCCCGATCCGAAGCTGCCGCCTAACCAGCAGGACAAGCGCAGCCTGGTCCCGTTCGAGGCGCACGACTTCGACCGCTGGCTGACCTGCACGGTCGAGGAGGCGAGGGCGATGCTGAAGGTGCCGCCGGTCGAGCTGTTCGACGCGGGTCCGGCGCCGGCCTCAACCGCCGAACTTGGGAAGCCCGAACCCGAAGCCGAAAGCGGCTGAGGCCTTCTTCGGCTTGGGAGGTTCCTCGCGCGGCCCTTGGTCGAGGTCGTCGATCATCCGCTGCAGCGCAAGCAGGCCTTCGGCCATGGCTTCCTTGTAGCTGGGTTGCCATTCATCGGCGGCCTTCAGGTCGTGCCAAATCGAGAGGCCTTCGGCGGCTTCGGCGAGCACCCATTGATACCAGCCCGCTTCTGGCTCTTCGACGTAGACCGAGATGCGGCGCAGCGGGGTGGTCGCCTTCGCGCGCTTCGTGGCCATGGCTATCCCTCGCCTGGCATCTCGAACGTTACTGCGAAGCTCGCCAGCTCGGCAACCTTGCGCGGATCAATGGTCACGCCGATGGGCATCAGGTGCTCGGCCAGTGCGTAGATGAATTCGTGGTCAGCGCATCCCTCGCACAGCTCGTAGTAGGCCCGGGCAAATTCATTGACCCACGCGTCTTCGACGGGGAGGTCGATGTCGAACTTCGTGACGGGCTTGCCAGGCTTCCACATGGGCGCATGCTACTGCGAAGCGTCTGCCGCCGCAGCAGCATCAGGATGTCGAGGGGGCGCTGGCGGCCGCGGTCTTCTTGAGGCCGAGCTTCACCAGCCAGGGCCAGGCCTCGTACTTGTCGCCCCGCTGACGGATGTGCGTGTAGCGACGCAATGAATTCCAGGACCGGTGGCCGGAGACGCCGGCCACGTTGGGAATGTTCCAGCCTAGTTCGAAAAGTCGGCTGATGCCGTCATGGCGGAGGTCGTGGAAATGAAGGTCCTCGATGCCGAGCAGGGCGCAGGCATCTGTGAATGAGCGGCTGATCGAATCGCTGTTGTGCGGAAAAATTCGCCCCTTTTGATCGGCTGATTTGCGGCGGTTCAAGATCATCGCCAGCGCTTCGGGCGTCAGGGCGCAGCGCACGTCATTGCCTTCTTTCTCGCCAGGGTGCTTCATGTCTCGCACCCAGATTTCCGAGTGTTCCTCGTCCAGATCCTCAAAGGTCTGCCGGGTGATTTCCTCTTGCCGCCGCGTGCTGAATATCGCGTAACAGATGATCTCCCGCATCGGGATGGCGTCTTTGCGCTTGACCCGCCCGAAGTGGTCCATGAGCTTGTTCAGCTCAGCAAGGGTGGGCCGTCGCTCGCGTTGATTGGACCTCGTCGTCAGCCCGAGTGACTTGCACACCTTTCGTGCGTCGTCGATCACCTGGGGGTCAAGTTGATAGCCCCAGGCTGGTCGGGCCAACTGATAGACCGCAGCAATGTGGGAGAGGTAGTTGCCCGCGGTTTGAGGCTGCACGCCGAGGTCCTTGGCGAACTGCACCCAATCGGCGCTAGTGATCGTGGAGCCGCGCCTCTTGGCAAGGCTGGTGGCGGCCACCGTGTTGAGCACTTGGGTCTTGGTCTTTCCAATCGCCTTGCGTGACTCGGCCACGTACTTTTTGATGGCTTCGGCAAAGGTGGGATCGGGCGCCTTGAGCTTTTCCAGCGCCCCCGGCTTAGCGAGTTCGGCTTCGCGATTTTTGATCCAGAGCTTGGCTGCCGGTTCGCGGTCGAAAGTTTCCGTCTCGCTGTGAACGACGATGCCGCCTTCCTTGATTCGGATGCGGGCCATGTGCGCTACGCTTCCGTCTGCGCGCTTGCGTTTCGTGATGGTGCCCAA